CAACACTCCCCTCCTCACCTACCATTTTAGAAAGCAAAGCACCATTGGCGAAAGTGGCATTGGTTACTCTACATTCTATATCTCCTTCATGTGAACCCCCGTAAGTTCCCACTGTTTCGTTGTGCAGCTTATTCACTCGGATATACGTCAGAGAGCTTTCAACAGCCGTCGTCCCGTTCATCGAAATTACTTCATCTTGGTCAACACCAGTTGCCGACAGGCCATGTATCTCAACGCTTCTACAACCCAGGCCTGCTGATGTGTCTGCTGCATTTGAACTTTGTACTTTTATTTTTGCTGCTGTGGTTTGCCAGTTTATATCCCCGCCACCAGGGTATATATCCTCATAAGCTGTATCAACGTCATCATTGTGTCCAAAAAAGAAGAACGATCTTCCGCCCGGTATATGCTTACGGGCAAAATCCAAGTCAATTTCAGCAACCTGTCTTGTAGGAGTTGCATCAACTGTAGATTGTGGCTGTCCACCTCTGGTTATAAGAACGGGAGAAGCAGATGGATGGAAAATACACTGTAGTCTGAATAATGATTGCGCTGCACTACCATTTGTATAAACAACCCTAAAGAATTTAGCGGCTGGTTTTAAGGCGTGAACCTGGAATGTTTTTGCTCCCAAGTCGCCTACAAGCTGAACGTCCCAATTTGAATTATCTTGTGAAAACTGTATTGAAAGTCCACTTGCTGCGGCAGCGACATCCGATTTATATATTATCGAAACGGAGGCATATTTTGATACGTCCTCTCCAACACCTGTAAAAACAGCATCCCCGGCCAGAGTATCCGTTGTGCTGTTGACGGTGCTGACCACCCCAAGTAATTCAAATCCTCTGCTCATCAGTACCAACCATCTATTTTTGTGCTAGCATAAACCACATGAAAAGACACGATATCACTGGGCGTCGATACGGTAGGCTTACCGTCAAAGAGTTTTCGCATAACGCTACCAAGCGTAATTTTTGGCTCTGTGTTTGTGACTGCGGGAAGGCACATACTGCATGGATTTCTCACCTTAATAACGGCCATATTCAAAGTTGCGGGTGTCTTTCCCGCGAGCGACTTCTTGAAAATGCGACAACGCACGGCATGTACGAATCTGTTGAATACAAAACATGGTCCGGAATGAAGCAAAGATGCAGCAATCAAAATCAGGCTGGCTTTAAAAATTATGGGGGCAGAGGAATTACAGTATGCAAACGGTGGCTGAACTCGTTTGAGAATTTTTATGCCGACATGGGGGATAAACCATCTCCTGAACTCACAATTGAGCGCATTAATAATAACAAGGGGTATTCTCCAAGCAATTGCAAGTGGGCTACCCGTAGCGAACAAAACAGCAACAGGCGCAAATATAAGAGAAAACGTAAAGCTGTTCTTGTAACCTAATACCATCCGTCAGTTCCTTCGTACTCAATGTCCAGTGTCTCGCCATCGCGCAACGTGAAATTCGTGTTCGCGCCGATCAGATGCTCCGAACCATCAGGTGCCAGTGTTAAATCATTTCCCGATGAACCCGAATTGATGATCTTGAAAGAGCGGCCTTGAACACCCGCAGGGAGTGTTGCAGTGAAAGCACCGCCGTCAGTGTTGCCAAATATGACCTCATCATCGTCGAGAATGGTGTACGTCCCGGTGACTCTGGTTGTGTTCTTAGTGCTTGCGGTGAACTCAATGGCGCTTACACCAATCGTAATGGGGTTGGCGCTTGAGACTTGGTAGTACGGATTGCTCCCAGCATTCACCGCTGTCACCGTAACTAACGTCCCCCTCGTGACGTCCCGATTGCCGTCGAAGTCAGCGGCTCGACCCCAGGCTGAGGTCTCGACATCGTAGATGCCGTTTTCAATTGGATTGGTCTGATCCTTGACCAGCACACGATCACCAGCGACCACTGCTATGCCATTGACCGTTTGTTGGCCGGACAGCGTCAGATTGGTGTTGCTAACGGCAATACACGGTGCCTTGATAGCAAGGGCTGCAATAAAGCTATCCACACGATATTTCTTGCTCGCAACCATCAGGCGCCCATGCCGGAATAATCCGACACCACCGATGTCACCGCATTGATATAGCTCGCGGTGACGGCCGCCTTGCCTTCTCGTGTGGCCGCTTCAGCACGAAAGATCAAGCCCTCGGCGTCATTTTGACCCGACCATAGGCGCGACAGGATGCGGTATTCACCCTCGGCGTTAAGGTCACCGAACAATGCCACCAATCCCGCGTCCGAGGTATTGCCGGTTTGTGCCGCGGCCAAGGCTAGGGCGCGCGAGTACATAAATTCCTTCTTGCGATCTTCTTCGGCCATCTCGCGCGTTGCCGCGGCCATGCGACGGTTTTTCGCCTCACGATAGGCCTCGGCCTCACGATCCTTGAGCTTTTTGATCTGCGCGCCCTTGTAGAGCTGGCCTAAGCCCTTGACAGCGATGACCGCTAAGTCAGCCATGCGTACACATCTCCTTGTAAGTGCGTCCAGCCGAGGCGATGCAACAATCTACAGCCCTCGGCATGCTCGGCAATCGCGACCACCGGGCCACGATATTCATCGCAAAAGCGCATGCTTGCCTTGATTACTCGGCAGATTGTGATGGATCGCAGATACGGCTGCAACTTAGGATCGAAATCGCAGAAAAGTTTACCCACCTCAGATTCGCGAACGACACCGATAAGACCCACCACTTCACCGTCCATTTCGACCGCCATCGCCTTCAGTGTGGTAGCAGATGGCGCACCGTAAAAGTCAACGATGTCCTGCGCTCTGGCCAGTCGCGTCGTTATCGTTGCTGGAGCTTCTCGAGTGATTCGAACTCCGCAATCGCTGCCAGAACCGTGGCCGGTCTCGGTGCTGCTGCTTGTATGCATATTCTTGAATCCGTGTCCCATTCCCCGCCGAAGGGGAAATTGTCCTCGTGGTAGCTGGCATGAATGGTATCTGCAGCCGTTACCTGGCTCTCCTCCACTAGCGGCAAATCCGACAGGTTCGAAAAATCAGGACCGTACTGCAACCCCTGATAGTGCAGATTTTCCGCAATGAAGCCAAGCCGGTTGACCTTCTTACGCTCGAGAAGCCCGATGCCGTTTATCTCGCCGAGCTTGGTGGATTTGAACTGTGCCGTGTAACCCAGCCCGGCAACCACCTTAGACGCGGCTGTAGCCAAAGGATTTGTCAGTGCACCCGCCGCCGTCACGGTATCCGTGCCCACGTCCTTACCATCAGCCCAAATGACAACTGTTTCACCGCGCAGATGAATAAGCTCCGTGGTAAATGGCGTGGTCGTCGCCGTGGAATCGTAGAGCGCAAAGGAATCGGCTATTTTATTGAGCTGGCCACCAATGGCCTCAGATTCCAATGCCCACTTGACAATATGCCGCTCGGTGAGCGAGTTGATCGTTCGTTTGACGACGTAATAAACCTGATCCTCGACCACACCTGGCAGTATCGCCACGTCCTCAATCAGTCCTGTCGCGCCCGGGCTGGTAATCTCTATCCAGCAAATGACATTTTCCAGACGATCGTATACCAGCATGCCAAGCGTGCCATCGCTGCGCACACAGTGAATGCGCACATCAGGCTTCATCTGCACCGCAATCTGTACAATGCCTATGGTGTTGAAATCTGGCGCAAAAATACTCAGATCAAGCGACTGGTAATCCTGCTGATCGAGGTTATAGAGCAGCTCGTACAGGCGCTGCTTGCTGCGATCGACGAACACGGCCTTGGAGCTGATCGTTTTGATATTGAAATTCGTCGGCGAGAGCGGTTCATCGAAGGAATTGGAACGCGCGCCTAATGGACGGTTGCCATCCATTTTTGCGGCAGCGACGTTAGCTGAATTGTCTGCCGTACCAAACAGTAACCGTCCCATCGATATCAGCCAATGAATAACCCTGATGGGCCCGGAGCCGATAGACCTTGAGATCGGGGCGGCATCGCCCACAAAATTATCATCAAAACTCTCATATCGATCCGAGATCGAGCCCCAAATATTGTCTCTGCCAGCCCACCACAAGCGTCCTTCATGAATAGTGGTCGAAGTAGGCCAGCCGCGGCGATCCGACCACTCACCCTCCCACCAGTCCTTGCTGGCAGTGATGGCACCAAAGTCTTTCAATACCTGAGCGGTGACCACCGTTGAACTGGTAAATGCGATAACTCTCGCTACGCCTTGAATCGAACCGCCCGTGTAATTCAGGCCAACGGTCGCTGTGCCGGAGGTGTAATCGCCGGTTTTAATGCCAATGCGATAAAAGATAATTTGATCGTCTTGGCCATCATTCAGGTTTGTCGACACGGGTGCCGTCCAGGTTAAACCCTGATCATTCCAGGGACCATCGTCGGCGAATGCAAACTGCAAGGTGACGGTTGCGACAAAGGTGCCTGAGATAGTGATACCAAAATTGCGCGCATCGCCCTTGCCAATAACGCGAATTGCATCGCTAAAGTCATCGGCCCCGGAAATCGCTTTGGTTACAGTCTGGCCTTGGGAGGCAATACGCCAGATCGATCGATTGTCGGCGTGCTCCTGCCTGAATATGCCCTCGCTGGCCGTCAAGGTAATATCACCGATCAGGGCAGATGGCACCAGCGTTATTCCAGAGACATTTTGCACCCTGAAGGGTCCGTCCTCGGGCAGGTAGTCGACCACTGACCAGGACGTGCCATCGCCACGACGCTCTACCTTCTGCGTCCTGACACCATCGGCGGCAAAGTACATCACATCGGCCGATTGATCCCATCGCAAGTTGTCGCGATCGGCTGCCGATGCCCATGGCGTTATCAGTGACAGACTGCTGGTGGCGTTTTGCATGATGCACTGCGTCACGCGCACGTTGAATTCACGTTCATTGGCAAACTCAACGGTGAAATTTGCGCCCGGTGTGAAACTTAACGAGTGCTCGCCCCGGTCCAGTCTGACCTCAGCGATATAATCGTCATCGCCTGCGGTAGAGCCAACCTTGAATCTGACCGGACCATCGACTACTCGTACTAACACCCGATGTTGCTTGTTCTGATCGCCGCCTGCGACCGCGACGGTCTGGCGCAAAATGCCAAAATCGGTGCCATCGCCTTTCATGCCGGCATAACCGCCAACCAGCCAGGTAACGGAACCGCCCGTTTGCGAAGCATCCGTCCAACTGCTGATGTCGGAGCCAAAACCAGTATTGAGGAGCTGTGAGGCCGGCGCATCTGTTGTGGTGACGATATGCAAATCGGTCAACGGATCGATGATTAACATAATGCTCGCGGTCAATTCCAGCAAGGCTTGATCATCGACGCCAAAGGTAAACGGCACCAGCCGGCCACGGTTGTTAACGCCATTATTCAGGAAGTCTACAAATTTGTTGCCAGGCCTGAGCATCATCGAGCCCAACACCCGCGGTATCCAGTTGGTCTGGGTCTCAGCCGACATCGCCATGCGCGCGATATCGATGCGCGCCAGACCGCGCGAGGAAATTATTCCACGGTTAAAAGCTAAAAGCAGTTTGTTGCCGATGGCCATTAGCCGATCAGTTGACTACGATTGCCCCGATCGCGCCGCCCGGTACGAAATCCGCGCCGCGCCTTTGACCAGCCGCCCTCTGGCGGGAAGGCTGCTGGCGATTCCATGGCATCGGTCGCTTTGGCTTTCAAGAGCATGCGGTCCATTTTTTTCTCGAGCGAATCGATGCTGATATTAAGCCCCACCAGACGCGGCGCCACTTTATATCCTAAATAGTGCTCCACGTACTCAGCGAAATTCGCCGGCCACAACGAGAAATCGCCGCCGAACTGAATGTCATTGGAGACATACTGAAAATAGATGACCTCGGTATCGCAGAACAGCCAGGCCGACTCATCCGAATACGCGGTAATCGGCACGTTGAAGCGGTCGTCGTAAGCCACTTGCATGGTGCGAATGAAATCGGTCGGTTTATCGAAGGCAAACTGATAACCGAAGGATGGCGTGGTGGACGTTGAGGCCTGTAACTCCACCGAGCGTGCCGCGAAATTCCATTGCCCGTGCTGCAACACCCGGTCGATCAGGTTGTTGTCATAAACGTCATCTAGCTTGAAGCGCGGCTCACGATTTTCCGTGATATTAGCCAACTTGCGCTCGCCAACCACTGTCAAAGCGCCGTTGTAGAGAGAAAGTTTTGAGACGGACATTATTTTGCTCTCCTTTACTTACTCCAGCCAGCGCGTCCCTGCGCTCGTGTTCAGTCCTTGATCGACTATCGGTTCACTGCTGCCTGATGATTCTTGGCATAGCGTCGAGCAAGGTCCTCGGTTTCGAATCCGTCCTTGAGCGGAGCACCGTCGCGAAGCACACGCCATTTGTGATGACTGCCGGCATGCTCAACTTTGTATCGAGAAGGCACAGAAACAGGCGGCGTCGAGGGCTTGAGATCATAGAGCACCTTTTTCACGAGATGCACAAATAAGTGCTCTGAACCCGTAACGTGCAACACCAGCTCCCAGGCCATGTCATCAGGCCGCACGATAATCTCATCGCCGGGCTTGATCATGCGCGCGACATTGGCCCAGTAGCCACCATCAAGGATTTGCTCAACTGTCGTGCCCTTCTCGCACGTCACCATCCAGGGATTGCGAACCTCGGCGGCTAACTGAAAGCGCGATTGGGTGATCGGGTTGGCCTTTACAAAAGGCTTCTCGGGTATTTTTGCAGCATCCGTGCCAGTGTCAGGAGCGTCTTGCTCCTCGGGTAATTTTTCTGCTGCTTCCGACATTTAGGTTCTCCAAAACAAGAAATGGGCCAGCCCTTATGAACTCGCCCAGCATTGTCGCGCAAAGTGAACCATTACGCCAATATCATATGGCTGTTCGCAATTGGACATCTTAGGAAACTCAGTGATTCCTGAATATGATTGCATTCCTTTGCCGTTGCACTAAGCTAATCAGTATAGATTGCATTTTGTCAATCTTGGGAGAACATCATGAAACACATCCTATGGCTGGCACTCCTACTGCCAAGTATTGCATTCCCCGGACCATTCACAAAAGCCTTCTGCGACGCTAATCCGTCAGATGGTATCTGTGTTGGCTTCAATCTGGATCGGGCAGAAGTCGATGCAAATGAGGCTGCTATAGCGGATCACGAAGTTCGTATCGTTACGCTGGAAGATGCACCCGAACCTCCAGTTGAGCCATTCGTCGCGAGACTTGGAGCGGCCGATTCCGTTGGCACGGTTTTCAATAGCTTCATTCAAGCCAGCGGCCCAGAGGACGTTAAAACAGATTTTACTATCTTTGTTCGGCAGCCAGATGGGACATTCGCTACTGTTGGCATTGAGGCCAGTAAGGGCGGTCATTGGGGAACCGGCAATCTTAGGTATTCAGGATCAGGCTGCACTGGCACGGCATATTACATCGCTGCTTGGAGTTTTAGTTCATTAGGTGGCGATGAAGGCTCGATTGTTATCAGCGCACAGGTTGGCTTCGATGGCATTCCTTACGCTTTCAGCATAGGCCCGTTGTTTTCGGCAACTGTGGCCTCTAAGTCGGTGCCTGGACATCCGATAACGGCACCAGTTTGCAGTGATTTCTCACCTTTTGTGCAAACTGGTTTGAGATTTGCGATACCAGTTCAAGGGCTACCAGCGGTTGTAATGCCGCCTTCGGTTGCTGCGATACAGTTGAGTACATAGGAAGCGTGTGACTTAGTCACATAGGAAAGGGGCCGACCCAAAATGAGCCGGCCCCTGCATTGTTACCGAAACGAAACCCTTATGCCAACTGGATCATCGTAACGTCGCCATTGGCGGCCACTACCGTCACGAGACACAGATCCATCGACGCAAGATCATCAATGACAATGACGGTATCGTTGAGTTGTAGACCCTTATCGCCTCCATCGTCAATGTAACCGGCAGCGATGATCGTAGCCACAGCATCGGCCGCAGAACGATACGACCACAGAGCTGTAGTCGCGCCGGCATCAGCAGAATCCTCGCCCGTACCGAGGCGCGGAATCATGACAACTAGATTTTTAGTCAAATATGCCATCTCAGACCTCCTTATACGCCAACCAGAGAGCTGCCGTCATGGTTGATAACCACGACACCGCTATTCTGGAGCAGTTGTGAGCCCATGTAAATCGAGCAACGCGCCCAGGAATAATCCTGTTCCTCATCGTAGCCCGCCCGAGCCTCCAGATCGTCCGCGTTATAGGCATGGCCTATCGAGGATTTGTGGAAGCAAAAACATTTCTCTGCATTGGTGCCAACACCCGGCAGATTCGGATGCACGACCCACATCATGTTCAGCCACATATACGAAATTGGCTTGTCGCGCCAGGCCGGGTCCGCGTAGCGGGTCGGGCCGCCGTCGATGTATTCGCGAGAGCCAAATTCCTTGACCTGCATCATGAACGCCTCATAAGCCGGCGTCACCAACATGCAGATGTTTGAATCCCACGGTACTTCAGCAACACCGAGAATGGTTTTGGCGCGCAGGGTAAGACCCAGATCCGCCGTCACCGCTGACGTACCGGCCGTGACTGTGGCCGTGTTCAGTTCGGTGATGATGTCCTGATCGATCTTACGATTGATGACGCCCATGCAGGTCTGCTGCATGATCGCGCGCTGATTGCCTTGCGAAGCGAAGATGTTGAAATCTGTCTTTCGAACCAGATCGTGCCACTCGACCAGCGTTGCAACCGGCTGGCTGAGGTTATCGCCGCGTGCCGGAATGAGACCGTTTACGCCACGAGTTTTAGCGGTAGCACCGCCAGAATCAGCTACCAGAAAGGTCGCCTGATTGCCCTTGATGACCGCTTCTGTGGTCACAAAAGAGCGCAACAGGGACTGGAGCTGCTCGAACCCGGCAATGAATTCCTGCCGGTATTGAATTTGGAACGCTGTCTCGGCCACAATGGCTCTCCCAAAAAAGAATAGGTCCGTTATTCATCATCGGGGTAGCCTGGGGAGCGGCTGAGGGGTGGCCTTGCGGGGCCTCAGTATCGTCGGCAGGAGCCGGTTTGTCGCTGTCGGGGCCTGAAAGGGGTGTCCGACAATGCGAATATAGCGCAGGTCACTGGCTTACATCAATAGCTGTGTGCGCTTTTTCGTACCTTTTTGAAGCCGCCCGTGGCTCGGTACATCGCGACTTGTGTTCGCGTGTATTGCCGTCCTGACGACGATTTGTTGCGTTTTTTGCCAGCTTTTTTGTGCGGCATGTCAATCTCCTATCCTTTTTGTTTCGCAGCGCGGGCACGTCGGCGCGTGCCCTCACTGCGTTGCGGTGCCACAACCGGCCTTACCTCACGAGCAGGCCTGACGCTGGATACTACCTGTCTGCTTGCTTTGCGAAATAAGCTGGCCATAACGATTCCGTATTAGGGGGTGACATTGTCACCCCTGAGCGACTTTGTGGGTTGCCTCGTGCTGGGTGCGAATCTCATACAGCTCGCGCAAGCGCTTCTGCATGGGCTCGTCCTTGTTGTACTCGCTGCGCTTGTCACGCATGAACTTCTCGATTTTTGCGATCTCATCGTTGAGCGTTTGCGCCGGATCGCCGGTGGGTGCGGTGAGCTGCGCTACCGGGTTGAGTTTCCTCGAGATTTCCGCAAGACCCGCCACGATGCCTGGATTGTTCATGATGCCTCGGCCTTCACCATCGCGGGCGTTCAAAAACGCTTCTTTGCTCTCCGCGTTAAAGGTCGATTCGATCAGGGCGCCGACAAGATTGGTGTTGGCGCGGTAATCCGAGCCCCAGGTCTCGCGCAGCGTATCCTCATACTCCTGCTTGTGCGCCGCATCGGTCTCGGCAATATTGTCCTGCTGTTCTTCGGCAAAATTGTTGTACCAGTTGATGACCTCGTGGGCCACTTCGGGCTTGACGTTGTGTTTGTGCAGTGAGCCCATGAAGTCGGCCATGATCTCCTTGTCACCCTCACCAACGACCATGCCCTCGGGCATATTGTCAAAATAACCGGACGATTCCAGCGGCACACCGTTTGCCTCACGATAAGCCTTGACGTCGTCATCGGTGGCATTGTCTGGCAACGGCTTCAGGTAATTGCCGGCCGAAATGGTAGTGCGTTGCTCACGAAATGCGTTACCGACATCAGCCAGCGTGGAATAACGCTCCAGCGTAGACTTGAACTTGTCGTCATCGCCGGCCAGGCCTTCGCGAAAGTCAAAATTCAAGGCCTCATTGCCCTTGTCGACAGACTCGAAAAAGGCATCTGCGGATTCAAATTTTCCAAGCTGCTCGGCGCGATCGGTGTTATCGCCAGCCAGCCCGCCGTACCATTGTTCGTCTTCAGCCATCTTGTTCTCCAGCGGTGCGTACCGCAATTTTATCAGGATCCGTCCGTGCCTCTGCTGACTTTAGCATCCAAATCAAAGTCGTTCCGGCATGACGCCGGCCTTCTGCGAAATCGCTGCTGCGGGCACTGCCCGGGCGAAACGAGGTGTCGTGAGTACCAAACGCCCAGATCATCCAGTCCAGCGCTCGCCTTTGCTGAGCAGCGCTCGCCTCTCCTCGGTACAAGGCGCGGATCGCTTGCACATCCGCCTCATGATAATCCGGTCGCTTCAGCGGGTCTGGATTCGGTACTAACGGATCGTCTGATGGTCTTAACATCAGGCTGCATCGGCCGCGGCCAGGTCCTTGATGCCGGCACCGCCCGTTTTAGCCAACTCTGCCATGGCTTGGGCTTCTTGGGCTTCTTTGAGTTCTGCCATGGCGGCCTCCACATCGGCGTCACTATTGAGGCGTTCTTCTTTAAGGCCGATACCTTGCAGCGCATCGCGCAAGGTCATGCCAACGTCCAGATAGGCAATGGTTGAGGGATCGAGCTGCATCGCACGTTCAATCAAATCCGCCGATTCTAAGAAAATGGAGGCGTCCTTGCGCTCAATAAGATCGTGCAATGGCGATACAAATTTGAAGTGGATATTACGTCCCTGCAGTTCGCGCGGGATATCCTGAATCGCTCCAAAGTGGCCAGCGCGCAGCAGCGCATCAAAAGTATCTTCACAAAGCTGGCCGTTGTACTCGGTCTCCATGGGCTCGAACAAGGGCAGTGCGGCGCGGATGTACTCCTGCACGCGCTGACCGACTTCAAACGCCGTCATTTCGGTACCTTTTTCTGGCGCTGGTAAGGTCAGTCTATTGATGTAAAAGGCTTCGGCGAGCATTTGCATTTGCGTGTCGTGCACGTTGTATCCAATCGGCAAGCCCCTGCGGTCCTGATTGATCGGCCGCAGCACGTCACCCTTGCGCTCATCGTAGTCCTGGTCTGCCCAGGTCACACCGCCAGAATAGAGCTGCAGATCGCCGCGCACCGCGTCAATAGTGGCAATCATCGGCGGACGCACGCTCATCTCACCGGCTTCGAGCAAGGTGAGACTCATCGCCTGCAGAAGACGCGCATCGGGAAGACCGGCAATGGTGGCCGGCGAATAGGCGTATTGGCTTCCCGAAACCGTCTGCCAGCGCGGCAGAGTGATGCCGTGCGAGAACAGGCCCATTTCTTTCATGATGTGTTTATTGAGCACATCCAGATACACCAGCATCCACGGATAGCCTTCGCCCTCGCCATTCTGGCCGCGGTAGATATCGGTCGACACCGCCAGCCGCATGCACTGGTGCGTTTGCAGCGTCTCGGTGCCGGTTTTATTCGCAATGAGCGTGTGCAGGTCCATGCCCATCTCTTGCAGGACCTTGATGCTCGGCTTCCACTTCAGATAAATTTCACCGACAGAGCCATCCGCCATCTCGGCCCAGGCGACATCGCGCAAATGCCAGCAGCGGTACAACAGGTGCGGCGAGCGCGCATTCCAGTTAGTTTCGCGTGTAATGCAGCACTGCCCGAAGGCGGCGTAATCCGCGTCTCCCTCGGAGGTGGCACGAATAAAATACGCTTTGCGGTCATACATCGCAGCCCGCTGGCGCTTGGTCGCCCATTGCAGCCATTCGATGCCGCCCTTGGACACTTTGTCCATTTCATCCACCTCAGTCTCGAACCAGTCCGAGCTCCTCGGTCTGAGCATGGCCGCAAAGGAGGTTGATAAATCTCGGTGTACCAGCAGCGGATAGGATGAATACAAGTGATTGGCGAATTCCTCACCAATGTAGCGCGTCAGGGTGAAATCCGCGCGCTGCGGATAGAAGTTCTCGGCAATTTCCTGCCACAAGGTGGTGGCCGCTTTGCGCTGGGCAAATAATTGGCCGCCCCGCTCAATGAGTTCGTCTGGCTTCATCCCAGCGTGTCCTGATCGGTGAGCTGGGTGCTGGCGCGTGATCCACGACGTTTAGCCGCTTTGCGCCGCTCGTTACGGCGTACCTCCTCCTCATCGGGAATGAGTGCATTGGCGTACACAGAATCCAGTGCCGCTTGCTTTTTGTCCGCTTTTTCCTTGCGCCGCTCAGCATTGGTCTTGAAGCCACGACCAAGATGAATATTCACGAGTCGCTTACGGGTATTTGTAAGGCCTGACATTATTGTCTCCTCCTTGGTCCCAAATTGACCTGTGGCATGCGCTTACCCATCGATCGCGGAATCTTACCAACACGCTGGTCCGGGCGCCATTCATTCAAGTGCGTGATTGCCTTCGGCCCCGCCGACCAACTCATGACGACAGCATCACCTTTATCCGTTGATCGCCCAAGTGCGGCAACCACGTCTTTTTTCGGCGTCACCTTAATACCATTGGGGGTGACCTCCCAACGCAAGGCCGTCAGATCGGATACCAGCTCGGGATCGTCTGGTAAAGCGATCGGCGAGCCGCCGTCCTGTCCAGGGTCCAGTGCTTCACGAAAGCCCCAGCAAATTTGCGCGCGCTTGTTGACGAATTTGAGCTGTTTTTCAGCCGTTCTGCGCACCGATTTATCCATGCCCAGATGCGCGCGTACTTCAATACCGTTTTCTTTCAAGTGCGCATAAGCCTGTGCACCATTGGTCTCACCGCAATCGAGAATGATCACCGAGTCATTCCTGCGGTGCTTCATGACCAAAGCTGCAACATCCGAGCCGTGCGGCGTTTCTAACCCAGGCACTGCGATCAGAACAGCAAACCAGCCGTCGTGACGCGGCGCTAATACCGTTTTGTCCTTTCTGCGCGCGGCGTCCACGCCGATGGCACATTGCGGCACACCATAAGGAGGGTCGGCTTTCCATCTGGCTTGAGCACGCCGGATCCACTCGGTCGGAATAAGCTGGTCGGCTTCGTCCACTCGAGCCACCATGAAATTGCCATCGCGAATGGCCGAGCGAAATGGCTCCGGCATCGCATCAAGCACTGCGTCATAGCCGGTATCGGCCAAAAACGGGTTATCGCCCAGATGTGCCGGGATGAAGGTGCGGCTCATCGGTTTCAGGAACCGCGGCGTGCCATCATCGTTCATTTTGCCGCTGGGAATCTCCACATCAGGACCGTCTACCCAATGATCCTTGGAATTACCCGCCTCATCGACAAAGGTCACACACCAGCGCAGCTCGCCGTGTTTGGCCGGGCGTGGATAGCGATCATCCAACCACGGCGCGAACATCGGGATGATCCAGTCACCCCCTGAGTCTGTGGGCGGATTAGAGCCTAAAATAACTCTTTTGCGCTGATCCGGGTCGGTTGAGCGCACCCAACCCATGAGAAAGCGAATTTGCATCTCCAGGCACTGCACCACTTCGTCAATGGCCAGTAAATCGTGTGGATTGCCCTGCCAGTGCTTCTCATCGCCGAGTTTTGCCAACCCGCCAAAATCAATGGTCTTGCCATTCACCGTTTTCAGGCGCGGCGGCGGCGAGCCGTTATAGCCCTTGTCGGTGCCGTTTATTGCGATGGCACGATCGGTTAATGGGGTCAAATCGACGTAATGCTTGCGAATAATGAGCGAGCGGGTGTGATATTCAAAGGCCATACCGAGAATCAGGTCGGTTTTACCACCCCCGCCCTCACCGCCGTAGAGCAACACGTCCGCCAGGCAGTTCACCGCGTCGAGCTGCGGGCCCACGGTCGGAAACCACATGCGATTTTTGGACTGGTCATCGATGAAGGCATCGAGCTCGGCGCGCTTGTCAGGACTCAGCGCGCCGTATTTTTCCATCAGGTCATCGATTAACGCGGATTCACGGCTCACAAATTATCTCGTTTGACCAATCACAAAAAGGCGACTCAGATACCCACCAGGATACACCCGAGCCGCCCAAGACGTGCCAGAAGCCGTTAAACAGTCAGTGCCGTCAGGTTAACGCGTTCGAAATACACGTCGAAAATGACTGGAGAACCGAGCGTGATGTCGGCAACCAGCAATTCGTAATCGATCGCCGTGTTGGCCTGCGCGGTAAAGTCAAAGCCCAACGCCACCGGCAAGTGCCGGGAAATACGCATCTCATCCACCGTGGAATCCAAAAAGCCGGTGGTCTCAAGCGAATTCACCACCTGGATGGCGCCACCAGAATAAACGAAGATCATGTCCTCGCCGGCTGCAATTCCACCAAAGGCCGTACCGGCTGCCTTGGATACATCAATGCGACTGACAATCAGGGCAAAGCCAGCCCCGGGTGCTGCCACCAGTTCAACAGGGGCTGAGAAACCCGCCAGAACCTGCGCGGCTGTTAAGGAAATTCGGGTGCGGTACTGCGGGATAATGGTCGCATTGACCATCTCCAGATTGGCATCGTTGAACACCACTTCAGTGTTTTTCGACAAGCCGAAACGCTTGCCATGAATACTCGTTTGAATGGTTGGACCGGGCATGATCTTCTCCTATTGCTTGCTATCTATTATGAGGAACATGCCGATACTACGCCCTAATGCGCCGCGCTGCCTCTCCATCAACCTCGCGATGAATCTGAAACCCACGAATGTCGATGTCAAAATACTGCGGAATCTCGAAAATCTTGCCGCGACCCATCATCACCATGGGCTTGCCGTCGTCCAGCCACGCCAACGAACCCTCCGGCACAAAAAATCGCTTCGAAGGAATCGAGATCACCTTTTCACCAGGCATCCACAGACCAGACGCCGTGAGCACACCACCGGCCATGATAGCCGCCATGAATTCCCTGCGATTCACGGCCGCAACACACTCGGCGGATCGTAAAAACCCTTCCGTATTGTGATTTGTCGCATACCAATCGCCTCATTACGTCGATAAATGATCTCGTCCTTGCTCATCACCTCATCGCGACTGATGATCTGCTCGCAAATGTCATCGCAAAATCGGTCTCGCTTCCGACCTGGGTAATCCGAAAAAAGCTCACTAAACAAAATGCGTGAAACTACCACCTGACGCCCCACCCACGCCGCGGCCCTTAAATAATCACCGAACGCTCCAACAGCCACCTTGTCGAAATGAAAGCCACGTAACTCGGCCGTCATATATATCTCATTGCGAACCTGACACTGCATCGCGTTCATAAATTGTAAATCCACAGTCTCGCAATCTCGCACAGGGCGACAAAGACAGCATCCTTATCCTGCTCACGCCGGCCGAGCTGGTCGTAGGGCATAAGATCGGGGTGGACTTTATTGGCTCGATCGTATTGCTCGCCATACCTCCAGCCCATCTTTCGATACGCAATCATCCAACTGCCGTGCAGCCCCTCTGGCGAACCAGATCGATGCGGGCCACACTCGGTCTCGATCACCTCAAGAAACTGATCCTTGAATTCCGACTCGCGCTCGTTCCACGAATCAGGAATAATGGGTGCGTTCGCCGCTATTGCGGCAATCCTCGCGCCCTCATAGATAAACTCAGCTCTGCGTTCAGTTAGTGTCATTTTTCCTCCTCCTCGGGCAACGCTTCCCATTGCCCTTTCGTGAGCCACGTTCGAGCATTACATTCCGAACAAGTGACGCGAACTCGTACCCCGTGCCACATTCGTCGATTTTTGCGAAAGGCTAGGCTGCCATCTGGATTTTCATCGGCTACCCAAATATGCGCGCATTCTTCAGTCACTTGTCAGACCTCCGCTACCGGCCGCATAAGCTCATAGCGCTCAGGATCATCCCACGCCAACCACATCAGCCAAGCCTCCTGACGACGATAATCCCGCTCAGCACGGGTCATAAACATCGCGTCCGTTTTCTGCCCCTCCCGCGGCGCCCATAATCCGAGCAACTTCGCCTCGACCAGATCAATCACTTGCCATCCTTAGATCAGCCGCTCGATAATCCAAATAGATGGGCCTACCGATAACCCGACCAAGAAAAATATGTGCTTTCGTTCAATTTTCACTTTTCTACTCCTCAATTACCTCACGAACTTTGATGTGAACGGCCTCATCAAACCACGGTTCTTCACCATGCTCTACAACGCGCGCTGGACTGCCATCGGTATTCAACTCAAGAATAAACTCCCGCGGCTCGGGCTTGATGCGATACTCAAAATCGCACCAGTTAAAACACAGCGGTCGAATGCCAGAATCGTCTCGCCACCGGCCTGGCCCGGCACGGCCGCGAATCTGAATCGTCTTGTGGCCATAGGCGAGCATGACCTCGACTTGATACTTGATATCAGCCATCAGCCTTCCACCACGTAAACCTTCACCCAATGCACCGGCGAAAATCGAACCTGGTCATTGTCTATCATCAGCATCGCCGCGCCGGGGCGATTCAGATTCGTGCCAACCTCCTCAGAAACCTTCCAAACCGATAACGAGCCGCCCCGATCAGTGTCATACGTCCAGCGAAAACCCTCACCATCGGTGAACACCGTGTTCTGACTACCGGCAATTTCAACAACCACGCGCCTCATACCGGCTCCTCGATCCGCACAGGCCACCATTCACCACCCGAACTGTAGCGAGTCGCAAACATAGGATGCAGCGAATCCCCAGGCTTTTGCCGCCACCAATACCAGCCTAGCTCGGTCGGCGCATCGCCACTCCATTCAGCATCGTTGATGCCAGTAGTGAGCCGCTCAATCTCGGCCAAAGCCCCAGGCAGCTCACCACAGCAACTCGACGGGTCACAACATAGACAGCCACACTCATCCATGCCAACCTGCTTGCGCACCGCTGCTACGTCGTAATCACTCACACCGAACCGCCGATCGCCACACACCAGGCGCGTAATGATTCTCAGCCACTATCACCGGCATCGGACCACCCTCAACCGGACACTGCAAAATATTCAAATCCCCAGCATCGCCAACCCACATATCCCAGGTACACGTATCCGTATCCATGAAATTCTTCTCATACGCGGGCGGACCAAAAAACGTCACCACAATCTTGCCAACCATTAACCTTTCTCCTTGGCCCGCTTCCTAGCCATGTAGTCCTTCATGTACTTTTTGCGCGCCTCGAGCTCCAAAACCCTGGCCTCCAAACTCTCCAAACGAGCCATAATCTCCTCAATCTGCTGCCAGTCAGGAACCGGATTCTCAACAATAAGCCGACCTTCCTTAGTCAATTTTTTTTTCGGACTGACAGGCTTCTTACTAGACTTGCGGGCTGGCTCGGCAGACTTCGTGCCGCCCTTGCAGACGTGGCGCCATTCACGCTTGCCGCAAATTTTGCATTCCGTAGGCTCCATGAAGTAAGTTTACACTGTGAGCGTAAGTTTACAAGGGTAGGTTTACACGTACGGAATTTTTTTACACAGAGAATGGCGTTGCCACACCTACACACTGATTGATTTCTATATAGCCCCCCACCCCTTCGCCAGTCAAAAAGCTAGGAGTCCCATCTGTGCTATTGGTTATCAGGAGCTGCTGCTTGCGGGGTTGCCGTCTCCGTCGCCTTGCCTTCAATCAGAGCTCCGGCCTTCTCGTTCTCTATCAGCAAACAAGCGAAGCGGCGCATACGTTCACGGTCTGATAGATCAAGCGTGTGATTCACCTCGCCGCTGTGTTTGACCTCCACTGACGGGCCGTATAGATGCGGAGCAACAGCAGCCATAAGGCGTAGACGTGTGTCCACCCGCAGTTTGGAGCGCTGCACATGCTCAGTGTCAAGAGCCTCATATTCAACACCATTGCGCCCCTTCTTGATGATGTAGTCAGTCGTCCCATCGTCCGCAATCAGCACGCTTTCGTCAGCCCATGTGTGCATCTGATTATGTCGCGCGCGGGTGAACCTCTCCTGAAAGGCAGAATTCTCATGCTTCCACCGATAAACCGTTGTTGTTGATGGCATATCGCGCTGCAGGCATATCTGTACCAGTGTTGTGCCGCTTTCCAGTTGTTCGAAGATGGAACGCGCCAGCGCCTCAGAATAGATCGTCGGACGACCAATAATCGCTTTGTCTTCAGGAGTAGTGTCTGTTGCTTGCAGGGTATGGGTTTCAGACATGTTTGCAGATTCCTGGGTTCACTGAGCTGGTGTGTTGCAGTTTAGCAGCTTGTGAAATAGTTGTTGACAGCGGAACATTGTTCCTGTATAGCTGGGGGTGAGCTGGGAGCAGTCCCAGTTTAGCCGGAGGCAGCTCTGGCACCCTGTAACTAAACGCAAGGAGAACACCATGATCACAAACAAGCCCACCGCGTTAATTCACGGCGCCGCCAAGGTGCTGGGGATTAGTGGCGAGATTACAGCGGAGATTGTCACAACCGCCTATCGCCGCGCGGCAATGAAGTATCACCCAGATCGCAACCCGGCAGGCCTGGTGATGATGAAAGCGGTGAACGCTGCGCGCGACGCACTCAGCGAGTTTCGCGGCAACCTGAACCACAACGAGACAGCCGCCTGCTACGGCGGAGACCTTAACGACGCCATCAAGCACCTATTGCACAGCGTTGGCCTGAACCTTGAGATATGCGGCGCCTGGTTGTGGGTGACCGGCGAGACCAAGGCGCACAAGGATGTCATCAAGGCCTTTGAGTCGGAGACCGGCAACCGCTTCAGGTGGCATTCGAAAAAACTAGCTTGGTACTTCGCGCCCAATGACTTCAAGGGCCGCCGCCGCTTTCGTGGCACCACGTCAATGGATGATATCCGCGAGACCTATGGCAGCGCATACGTCGCCACCCAAGCACGGAGCGCAATCGCATGACCGAGGAGCAACTACAAGCAGCCGAAACCTGGCAAACCCCAACCCGTGGCACCAATCAGGCCGAGTTTGATATCTACCTGGCTTGTGCGGATGACGGTCACGGCAACGACGTTACAACAGGCGGACCACTCAAGACGTTTGACGAGTGGCTCGCGAGCTGAGGACTCACTAATAGCCGCGTGACAGGCGGCTACAGAGTGGCACTTTTCCACCACACGAGGAGAACAACATGAGCAAGAAAGACGAGCCGCGCCAGTGCTTCTACATATCGCCGCTTGAATACGACGAGGGCCGCGGCTATGTACCTAGCCTTGTTGTCGAGAACGAGCCGGGCCGGAGCCCCATGAGAGGCCGCGGCGAGTTCGCCGAGCCTTGGTATTGGGGCAAGACCTTGGAACAAGCCGAGCAGACCTGTGAACGCGTGAACAAAGATCGCTACGGCATCAGCCACCAAACGGCAGCCCGCATTGTTGCCAGCAGCATGGCAGCAGGGAGTATTCACTGATGGCAACAACCAAGCAGCAGCCAATCGCGAGGATGGCAGCCTGTACCCGGGAGTCGGTCACGGCGCGCCAGCGTCGCGCATGGCACTCAGAAACCGCGGCCTGATCGAGAACAAAGAGCAGCCTTGCAAGGCCTACAAAGGCCTGACCTGGGATGAGGTAATCACCGAGGCAGGCCGCGAGGCTTTAGCCGAGGCACGAGCTGCGGGCTGGTGAGTAACCGCGCCAAGTGGCTGGCCCTGGCCGGCTGTTTGGCGGGAGTTATTCCCAAGGGGTGACAATGTCACCCCCCTACAACGCGAGGAGATAGAAATGCACAGAGAAGACCAAACGCGCATTGTTGAGGAAATGTGCAAGGGCTTGCGCGAGACAATGCTCGCCAAGCTGGACAAAGTCCCGGAGCGCTGGGAGGGCATGGAGTTGCGCGCCCTACTTGCAGACACAGCGCGCGAAAACTTCGTAATTGGCAGGCGAGACAGGCGGCTCGGCATGTGGAAGGACTACGAAAACGATCGCTTAGTCTTGAATATATAAATGAAACCAGATGCTTCGACCTACGATCCGCGGCCTGAATACCTGGCTGAGTTAGTCAAGTCCACCGGGCTAACTCGGCCAGTGCTAGCCAAGCTGCTTGGTGTTGATCAGCGCACGATCCGATACTGGTTGGCCGGCAAGCGCCAGTTCCCCTACTCGGTGCAATATGCGCTGGAGGTCTTGGTTTTGTCTCCAGATTAGTGTCTAATTCACTTATGGAGATTAGTGAAAAAGATAAAGTCAGGTTGGCGAGGCAGCGGCAGACGCGGAGAGGATATGCCAACCGCAAAACTATCTACCATCCAAGTTATCGAGATTCGCGAACGCTACGCTATCGGCAAGGTGATGCAGAAAGATTTGGCTGCGGAGTACGGCATTAGCAGGGCCCAGATGCACAACATTCTAAACAGAAAGCAATGGACGCACATTTAGTAATTCGACCATACTGCTAGTGTTTTGTATTCAAGCCCGGATCAGCGCCGCTGGTTAGCAACAGCCCCATTTCATAGGCTTCCTTGCACTCGTCGCTGCACACCACCCACACGGTTGCTGGGTTCTGCAGCACGTCGACGTCGACCTCGATCGGCTTGTCGCACTGCTCACAGCGCACTTCGATGGTCTGTAACTTGACCCGGCGCTTGTCATCCGGCACCCGCACCGTGCCAAGCCGATCACCGTCGCGCAGAAGACAATCCCCAGGATTGAGGATAATTTCGAGTCCACCTGGACCGCGGATTCTGAGCTGATCGCCGCTCACTTCCAAAACGGCCACATGATCCACGAGCAGCGCGTCGATCTCACTGACGTTATCGACTTTCCACTGGACATTGGGTAGCCCTTTTTGTGCTGCGGAGAGCTGGCTCAAGTACCGCGACCAGACTGCGCCCACCAAGCAACGAAATTAGTGACGTCAGTTGCGCCACTCTGCGCGAAGCGAACCGTCTTGAAAGTGCCCTCAAGCAAGTAGATCAAATCGGGAAGGGCCACGATGACTCGGGCTGCCGGCGTCAGGGAGTGCAGATCAATGAAAGCCACTTCCTGGGCGAAGTTAGTTCCATCCTGAGACACATCGACATCAACCGCACCCGCCGATGACATAAAGTAAACGCGATTGTAGCGTTCGGCATTCTCAAGCTCAGCGACTACGTCCTCATCGTCAGGAGTATCTAGGCCGATGACCTGATGCGTCGGGCCATAAAAGTTATGCGTGCCTACGTTTGCCATGATTGCTTCCCTGTTGTTTAGGTTTCAGCCGCTCTGCGACCTCCGCTGGACCTCGGACGACGACGGTAATCTGGCCACAAACCACACGATACTTCGGCCAAACTGAATGCAGCTTGAAGGAATTTAGTGAGCGGCATTCAAATTCCATGTGTGCTGCTAAAACCAAGCCTTATCTCCGCTGACCTACGGCGGCAACAAGCTTCAAAAAAGTCCTTGCCAGCATATAGATAATACCTCTTACCCTGAGAATCTATCGTGGACTGCCATCTTTGTCGAGTTTTCTGCCAATAAACTCCCGTGATGCCGTATGTATTATCGGACCTCTTGCCTCTGTTCTTACAATTGTCTGAGCGAGTCGCTGGACGTAAGTTTTTCAGTCTATTATCCAGTGAATTACGATTGATGTGGTCAATCTCGTCAACCAAGACACCATGCACGATCAGCCAAATAATCCGTGCCACGTTATAAACTTTACCATTGATTTTAACGCGGCGAGAAACGTACCCTTGCTTCGTCCTTACTGTTGATCCAGCTATAGATCCGACCTTGTATTTACTATTACAAGCCGGAGACCGCCTGATTAGATTCTCTCCATCGTACTCAAAGCGCTCGATAGCAACCGCAAGATTCAGCATTTTTATCAATCCAAAACATCCTGATATCACGAGCTATTATACGCGGAACTTCAAACTCCTGCCATGGTTGCTCTGCAAACTTGTCAAGCATGAAATCCTGAGTAGGGATAAGCACATGCACCTCATCGCCGAAGTGATCCTCGAACATGATTCGACCCCAGATCAGGCTTGGACCGAACTCACCGCTCATTTTCTGGCGTGTTGTGTGATTGTGTAGATGCCCAAAATGGTGCCATTTGCACAGACCAATGGTCCAGCGATGCTGCTCAGCCCCCTTACCTACGCGCCGGCCTCGCTCTGTAACGTGCTCAATTGAGGCGTGCACATCAAGATAGCCCACCAACAAGCAAGGCAGACAACCGCAATACTTGGCTATTGTCTCCATGCGGTCTCGCTCGTTCTTGCGAGCTCGCGGAGTCGAGCCAACCATCAGGCGCCGCGCTCGTCATTGATGAGATAGTGCCTGCCCTTATCGGTAAGGACAAAGTCTCCACGACAGCCACAACCACATCCTTCCACTAACCCTCGTTTAATTAGCTGTTTCATTTTTGCAAGGACCAGCTTGCCAGCTAGAGCAAATCCGTCTGGCATTGCATGGCATACACTGTTATCAGCATACGGTAAATTGAACCACGTACACCACTGCCCACCTCTGGAATCAATAAACTCCAAAATTGGTCTGTCTGGGATGTCTTTATATTTCATGCTTGCTTCAATCCTTGATTTTACTCCGTCGTGATCTCAGTCAGTCGCTCACCGCACAGCGGACAAAAATTATATACCTCATCAAGATATGGCCCAGCGTTTAGCTCGGCCTTGTCATAAATTGGACGCGACTCAATGTCTCCGCTGACGCCATATATATGTCCGCACTCTTGTTTTTTATCCATGATCAATCCCCGGCCCACGATCGAAGTACGGCATCAGCCTGATCACAGGATTGATCTGCCGACGCTTGCCCACAATGCCCCAGACAATGAACCAATCTGTGAGCTCCTCGTTCGTGAGTGATTGATGAAAGGGCTTGCCACTTCTAGCCCCGCGATGATCGCGCTCATTCTTTTCTCTGGTATTAGGACCGCCGTAGTCGCCCCAGTGCACGGTGCTTTCAGCATTCATCAACCGGCTCCTTCCCTTTGGTAATATTGATCTCAATCCGACCGCCTGCCGTGCGCCCTATGCGATCAGTCCAAAGAGAAACGACAGCGCTATCGTCTGTGATAGCACCGTACTCAGTCAGCGCGTCAAGCATGGGCTTGAGAATGTTGTCAAGATCACGCTTGCGCCGATCCGGCACCCAGACATAAATACGCACCCGAAAATACTCGTATTTAAGCCGCGCCACCTTCTGGCCGGCCATCAGCCAGCCACACTCGGCCTTGTAGGATCTACCCCGAGCGCTCAGAATCTTTCGACCCCGAACCACGGTGTAGTAGTGATTGACAGTTGGTGGGTAAGGCAGATTGATCATTTAAGCTCGCCGCGTGCACCAAGCGTATAAAACGCCTTCCATATCCGAACCATGTTTTTCCGGCAGGCATCCTTGTGGCAGTATCCCTGGCTGGAGGCAAATATCACGCGGCCGTTATCCGCCTTGATCGTTGCCCGCCACTTTTCCCTGCTGTCTTTCTTGTAGGTTAATGTGCTCATTGTCGAATTTCCTCAGCATGTTTCGAATAATATCCTTGGCCGTTGTGTACTCCTGCCACTCCCGTACTTGGACGCCTAAACTCTCGTCCGCGTCATACATGGCGTCGCGGCAAAACGGCGTCCAATCTCCTGTACGTGACTTGCAAATGACCAGCAATATGGCCATGCGATCAGCTAGAAACGCTACTCTTGCGGCGTTCAGACTTTTCTCGTCCTTTGGCATACGCTATATTCCTCGACGTTATCCAGTTAAGTACCCTCTTGTCAGGCGGCACAGAGACCATGTTCATCCAGTGCCGCTCTGGCCAGCAGCCACACTTTTCTTTGAATTTCACGGCCGCCCAGCCGGGCTTGTAGTTGTGCTCGGCGCCGTAGCGCTTCAACATGCAGAAGAGAATCTCGTGCGACACCCATCCCTTTGGCAGCTTCTCCACCAACGCTTTGCCGATGCGCACCAGATCAGCTTGAGTGGTGGCGACGTCGCGTTTTGTAAACGGCACCTTCCAGCCACATTCCGGGCATACCCTGGAGCGGCTGAAAATATAATGGCACTCCTCGCACTCGTGCTGTTTGGCCTCCTCAGCCTCTCCGGATTCTTCGTTGCGCGTCCAGTTCTCGCAGGCCTTCTTGCCCGGATCTAGGCGCCAACGAAACAGGTCATCTGCCTGCCCAAGTGCTGGCACGTTGCCGGCGTGATCTAGGACCATGGTGGCACCACCATCGATATTCGGACGCATACCTCGGCCAAGGGATTGATGATGGAAAACGATGCTTTTGGTCGGCCTAGCTAAGACCACACAATTGATACTTGGAGCATTGTACCCGTAACTCGCGATTCCAACGTTTACAAGCACTTGAATTATCTGGGATTTGAACTGTTCGTTAAGCTGATCTCGATCGCTATCATCAAGGTGAACGTGCAATGCACCGGCACTAATTCCAACCTGCTTAAACCGATCGGCGAGCAGCTCACAATGAGCAATATCAACAGCAAACACTATCGTATGGCAATCAGAGGCCAACCGCAGCCAGTTGTCGACGACATCTCCCACTAATTTCACACAGCGATTTGACAGTTTTTTTACCTCATAATCGCCGCGCCGAATCTTAATCCCCTCCATGTCTGGTGTAGCACCCCCCCAGTATTCCATTTTGCAAAGATGTCCATCTTTGACAAGCCTTCTTATGGTTGTGATGTGCTTTAGAGTCGACCAGAATGTTCCAAGACCCTTACCAGTCAGTCTGGCTGGCGTTGCTGTATAGCCATCGATAGCAGCCTTGGGTGCATAGTGTTCAAGTATTTCCAGAATCTTAGGGGCGGTTGACAAATGGCACTCATCGGTCAACAGACGGTCCACCTTTGGAAACCAAAAGTCAGAGCGCCGAGCACGTGAAATCAGTGTAGGCCACGACACAATATGAATTGGGGATACCGGATTCCATCGCTCACCCTCCCTTTTTGCCCTGAGCATGGTGACGTTTTCTGCACCACAAACCTCACTTACAATATTATGAGTCTGACCAAATATCTCATTACGCGGAGTCAAAATCGCCGTCGAATTGCCGCGCTCCATTTCACGCTTTGCGGTAAATGCCTGCATCAAACTTTTGCCTGATCCGCACGGGGCTATGTGTATTGGCCGCAATTCTTTACCATGATTCAAAGCATAATTAACGGACTCCTCTTGGTAATCTCGAAGAACGAATGTCATACGTGACACCAGCTTTTTTTCGCACGCACCTTGTAGATTGTCCGGCGGGTAACGCCATATTGTTTGGCTAAGATTCTTGGAGCTTTTGTGCTTTGTCTTATTTCCAATACCCCTGCTTCGGTCAATTTGGCCTGCGGCTTCTGACTTCCTACCTTATGTAACATTGCCGTGTTATCTCGCCCTCGTTCTATGCAATCCGCCCTATTTGTTTTCGCACTGCCTGCGTAAAGGTGATCGGGATTAATACAGTCTGTGACATCACAATGGTGGCAAATGTGCACCCCGTCTGGAATTGCGCCATGAGCAATATGATAAGAAACCCTATGTGCTAAGTATCTCTTATTGTTGATTGTTAGCAGCCCGTAGCCTTGGCGATGCTTCCAGCCCCTCCATCTCCAACACCCAGCAGCGTCTACCACATAGCCATTCAGAATCCTTTTCTTAATGGATTCAGTGATCTGGTACTGGCGTTCCTCAATCTCCACTGGTCGTTTGTCCTGTTTGGTCAGTGGTCATCTGATCGATTTCTCTGTGTAATCGACGTGTCGAGATGAGCAATTCTCCATTTCTTTGTAATGAATCGCCCAGCTACAGTGTGGGCAACAAGGCAGGTACTTTCCGCCGCGCCACATGCTTTCGAGTTTCTTGGCCACCTTCATCCACGGCTTCCATGCCTTCAGTTCGGTGATTTCGCGGCGCATCGACGCTAATCGGATAAAGAACTGATTTTCCCGATGGGCCATTTTTTTGAGGAAATAGAACGCGGAAACAATGGCCTCGCAGTCTCGGCATTCGACAGTGCCTTTTGATTCATCAATCCATACCCGTGGGTGATCGCACGTTGGCGACTTCCGGTTTTTGCGCTTCCACCCTTCAAAAGAAACAACTGCCTCAGTATCTTCAATATCGTGTCTCATGGCGCGAGTCTTCGTGGGACAGAAGTGAGGCGATCAAGCGCTTCGTGAGTGCCAGGAAATATCTCTGGCGCAGTGGCCAATGCATCGCGGGCAATAGTTGAGAGCCTTTGCGTCGTTTCGTGCGTGTCACCGGGCTGCCAGTTCGGCGTATACATCTCTGCGATCTTCTCAAGTGCCTTGCGCATGACTGTGTTCTCAGCGGCCAGTGCGCGATGATCTGGCAAACGCAGTGCCCAATACCCATCGTTACGTGCAACCCACTCACCAACCCCAATAGAGTTGCCGCAGTCATCTTCAACCTCAATGAAGCGCCCAGACTCATGGGCCGGAGGTCCATCAAATACTATGTCTATGGTTCTCATTTCGATCCCTGTTGTTGTAGGGCGGACGTCTCATTGAGTTGTCGCTGTGCGTCCAGCAACGCGACCTTTTCACCCTCCAACACTTTCAGGTCAATCTCGAAGTGTCGAGCCAGAAGGCTTTGGACATTTTCGCTGGTCGGTTGATATTGCTGGTAGTCACTTACGAACTCGGAAAGATATAGTCCTTGCTCGCCTGCCCACTCAAGAAACTCGCCGATAGCCTGACTCTGTGGCTGAATATCTTGCAGTTTTTCGTGCTCTGGTAAGTTCATTTCAGGTTCCTGTCAGTTGTAGTCAGTTACCACGATGCAACGAACGCCCATCAATTCACACTTAGTTCCGCGTGGCGGGACTGGCTGATCGCTCATGGTGACTTCAATGAACTCCCTTGCTTCAGTTCGGGTTATTGCAAATCGGCGAAGATCTCCCAGATTGATTCCGCAACCCTTCAGTTGCTCGGACAGGTCAACAATTTCTTTCATAAAATTCCCGCTCATTTCTGCTCCTGTTGTCGTGCGTCACGATCCTGCGTCTGTGGATGACTCCATGAAGGGTGCAGGTCAATGGCAACCTCCATCGTTGCGGCGCCTTTCGGCGTATCTGACCAGCCAAATATGCATCGCCCATCGGCATCCGGGTCAAAGTATGTGATTTCGTACCGCTGACCGCGATCTCCACCTTCGAGTAGTTTTCCGCAGTTGTCAGTCATTGCCGCTGCCCGTCGTGGTCTGTGTCCGGCTTCTCGGCATGTAGGCTCCAATCCAGAGTAATCACCACTTTTTTGTCGCAACTGCCGCACTCGTAGTCGAACTCATCTCGTATGCTCTCGGACTCGACAAAGATTTCTTCGCCGCAATAGGGACATTCAGGCATCGGATTGCACCTGTTCATCTGTGACTGTGGCCAGCCTTGCCTGCTCTTGTGCTATCAGACTGCCGAAAATCTCTCGACCACGGCAATTTTCTGGCGTCAGGTCATTGAACTCGGCGCTCTCATGGCACGGCCACATATTCCTCCGGCGCGTCCACGATGTACCGCAGCAATTGCAGGCGTTCATCGCAGTTTCGGAACGGACAGCTCACACACATGGTCTCAGCCATTGGAGTCGTGTCCTTTCTCGGCAGGCTCATAGCCCCATTTGTCCTCGGCCTGTTTCCGAGTGGCAGCGGTGAACTTAGGGCGATTTTCGCAACGCCAGTTAGCACATAGGACCGCCCAAGTGACGTTATCCGTCAGGAAGTCTTCTTCCTTTATGAGCTTCGGGTGCGCTCCGCAGTTAGGGCATTTTTTGAGGGTCACGATCCGTCCCCCGTCTGCTCGCTTTCGGCTATGGCGGTGCCTTCCGGGCACTTCGCGCAAAATTGACCGAGCGGGGCGCCGTGGTGACACTGCTTTGAGTCAGCAGAAGCGTTGAGTTCAGCGCATTGGTTATCAGCAGCCTGTTTGTTATCCGACTTGAGGACGATGCGTCCGGTTTGTGTATCCTCGATGCTGAACCAACAGTCACCGCCACCAAAGAAAACCCGATAGCGCTTTTGTCTACCTGAGACTAGAGTAAATAACAGCTTTCTCGCCGTCATCGGTTGTAGGGGCAACTCCTTAATTGCCGCCTTTATTACTTCAAGTCTGCGCGCGCCTTCAGCAGTCAGGGATTCGATTTCGACCTTTGCTTTGTCCAGGTCTTCTGTTTGCAGTTGAGCAAAACTTATCCACTCTCGTTTACGCCAATTCGGGCGGCGCTTCTCCAAACCATCAAAACTACTCACTTGTGACTGTCCTCGACTGCGGTAATGTCCGTGATCTGCTGAATGTGTAAATAGCCATCCTCGAAATCGGCGTGAAACGTCCAATACTCGGCATCGTATTCGTCGATCCAGTTGTCCTTGTCCTGCAACTGGAGCTGCCAATACATCGCTTCATCTGCGGTAGCGTCTTCGACCGACCCAAACATGAGTGCCAGAACTTCGAGGTAGACCGCCTTCTGTCCGATAACGATCTTTGACCCGAAGCCATCGCCGCCATGAGTGACCAAATAAGGTATTTCAGGGTTCACTGCCTATCTCCTACTAAAGTATTCTGCCAATCAATAACCGGCTGAATCAGCACCATCGTTTCTTCGTGCCAACTATCGATCATGGAAAGATCGCAGTCATCAACGACAAGATTGCCAACACATAATGGGCAGCAAGTATTTTTAACGGTCACTCGCACTACGCTCCCTTCACCAGCGGCGATTGTTCTCTGCATCCCCACGGCTCCAGCTTTTCGCATTGTCCAGGTGAACAGGAGCACCAGTTTACCCTTGCACTAAGCATGGTCTGCAGAGCCTTGAGTGCTTCATCATGGCTGCCCATCTGTAACATTTCGAATACGCCCTTAACCTCGGGCAATATTTCATCATTGATCGATGGCTGGTAAACAATAGCCCCGGGCCTAACATCCAAGTCGCCAACTGCAACCGCTTCGAGCTGTACAGGAGGCGGATTCGGCACCACCTTGACGTAGTTCTCAAACTCGAACGCATCGACAATGCTCATGCGGCCATCGCCATGTTTGACAAGCCACGCAAGATCAGGAATCGGCAGCTCCTCGCCGTTAATCGTGATCCAATTTTGGCCATCAATGGTGAGAAACGCTCGACTGTCCAGCCACTCAGGCCATAGCTTTTCCTGATAGCGAGATGACTCGGTGATCTGATAACCCTCGATCGTTTCATCACCAATGGTGTAGCGAAAATCTTGGTCAGCCATCGAAATCCCTTTTCGTTTGTTCAAGTGATGGAGTACGGTATGCGATGACCGCGTGCGCTGCCCATGTGGACACATACTCCAAATCCGCGACATCCGCTTGAGTCAGGTCCAGCCTGAGCGCATCGCCACCCGGATACGGGAAAGCCTTATACAGTGCGTTCGCCTGCCGGAGCTCATCGCGTTCGGTCTCCGCTTGTGTCGGCTCCGGCTTGGCCGCGCGATTATCGTCCGGGCTTGGCTCCTGAGTAGAGTTGGGGGGTGAATCGTTCACCCCTGGTTCTGCCGCTGCCGCCTGGTTCGCGATTCGTTGCACCGTGCGCTTGGTAACACAGCAAATATCGGCTTGCTCCTGACGGCTCATTTGGGATATCTGCGGGTCCTTCAGGGCGATCTCAACGGCGTTTCGCTTGTCAGCGCTAGTGCGACGCAGGCCGTGCTCGCTGTTCCCACCAAGCGCGTGTATGAGCGCCTCGTGCATGCCGCCTTCGTGGACTTCGCACTCTATTTCGTCCCGCTCAGCATGGACCGCGGCATAAAGACGGTGAAAACCGCGTGAGAGAATCGTTCTCGAGGAGTCCTTCTCACGAAACACATCGATCGGCGGCATAATGGCGCCCGCCTTGATGTCCTCGCAATACTCGTCAATGATGTCCTTGTGCAGCCGGGTGCGAACCTGGGTTTTATCTGATGCCTCTATGGAATCGCATTTAAGAAACGTCGCCACCGCTACTCTCCTCAGCTTTTAGCGGTAGCTCCTGCTGGCTGTTGTAAATCCGCTCGAGTTCGGCTTCGTGCTCATTCGCAAGATCAGTCACTACTCGATAGCGCAGGCTTTTCGTCTGATTGCTGCAGCTTAACCGCATCACATCATAGGGATTGATCTCGGTTTTGCTCTCTTTGCAGATGCGCTGGCCAGCCTCACGCATCGCAACGATCATCGCACTCAGTCGCTCATCAGACTGCGCCCGCATACGCTGCCGGAACGTTACTCTTTTCGCTTTGCTTTTCTTCATGTCGGATCCCTGTTCAGTAGTTCGTCCTCGGCCGCGGATAGGAAGTCACGGTTTTTCGACTCCAGCACCCTGACCTCCTCGACGGTCATAGCCTTGCCGTCGTCATGAAATCGGTACTTTGGCAACGGCACCGGGTCTATCTTTTCAACGCGCCAGCGCAAATAGCCCGATGGAATGTCCGTGATGTCCTGGCCTTTGTGCTTACCGAAATGGCATTTCACTTCACTCTCCTCATCAAAATAGGGTTCCCGCGACACTTGGCCGCTTTCCTTTGCAACCTTGTTGGGCGACTACCTCCAACGACATAATGGTCTTGTGGATGCTCCGGCGCACGATTTGTTCACACCCACTAACGTGGTTGGTTTCACGCACCATCGGGCAAGGACTGTTTGTCGTGCTCATTAAATTCTGTATTACAGATATACCTCCGGCCCTTCCCTTGTCGGAACCCAAGGTCAGTTGATGCCTTCTCTTGTCGTGCCTTACAGGGACCAAGATCAACGGACGGCCGGTAGGTCCTTCCTTGGATTTGTCTCGGTTTGAGTTCACAAACTGCTTTGAAGTGGCACCGGACCCAAAGCCGCGAGCTTCGGAACGTATCCGGTTGATTGGCGTATATCCGGATTGCCAACCTTGACCACCATCAAAACAGCCTGTTACACGGTCAGACCTCTCCAAAACACCGCTGGAACGCGGGAAGGTCTTGCAGATTGCAGACGGATTCATGCTAGAATGCCTGCATCTGGTCTCCAAGCCGAGCGCATTACCAGATACGAGGCCCCTCCCTATTCGCAACGGAGGGGCTTCATTCATTGAGAGTATCGAAATCACGCCGTCTCCGCAATAGAGGTTCGTTGCTTTTCGCGGAACAGCACCTTTTCTGCGATCGATTTATTTTCGACCGATAGATTACAAGGAAAACAGGCCATAACTAAATTAAATGGATGATTATTACCGCCCTTGCTGATCTCAAGTAAGTGCTCCAGCGTCAGGATTATTTCCAGCCCACAGAACCAACATGCCGGTCCATCTCTAGCAATAATGGTCCGCTCAAGAACTGTCTTACCTTTACCTGGGCGCTTGGTTTTATCGCCATCAAGGCCAGACCACGATTTTCTATTGATATAGCAGTCATACGCCTCGGCAAGGGCATCGTCCCAAGTCAAGTTGCCCCGCTTATTTTTGTAGAGAACCGATATTTGACCACGAACATTAACGCGCAAAACCTCCCACTCATTCGTAGGTGACAATAGTGCGGCACCGTTCCTCGATAGATATTCCCGGAACTTTTTTAGGCGCAACTGGCTATTGTGGACAGGTATTGTCATTCGAAAAACACCGACGCGGCCTTTATGCCGCCATCACGAGCGTAACCATCTGCGGCACCGATCGAGCGCAATCGACTCAGCACATTTCCGAAATGACTACTGGTTCGGCTGTAACCTGAACTCACGCATATATCATCCTCAGTGACGCGCGCGCCGTTCGCTAAAATCAGTACGTCGAGGATTTTGTTCGCTGCGCCACCTAGCTTCGGCCGCAACCATTCCCGCAACTCAGGGCCGGTCGGTTTTTCTTCGGCAACCGGACTCATGACCGCTTCGCCAGCCTCAGTAATTCGCCAACCGCTCACCAGGCCAGCGGTACGCAAGCTGCTAATAACGTTACCAAGATGGCTGCTTTTCGACGAGTAACCGGCATAAAATGACAGCTTATTTTTCGTCGCTTCCTCATCGCGTAACCACCAGAACGCTCGCAGGATGGCCACCTGAGCCTTGCCTAGACTATCAATCTGTGGAGGTGCGGCAGAAGACGCATTATGTCCCACGAGGACACCTACTGGAGGTGCAGAGGGCCGCTCTGGCTGAGCAAGTTTTTTCTGTGTCACTTTCAGCAACGGCGGCACTGGCACATCAGAGTCAGGATTTATCATTTCCAGCAGTTCATTGACATAATTAAAAGCCGATTTTTGCGCGCACTGCAGCGAACTCACCCGATCCTCGAGCTGACTCACGTACTCGACTAGCTTCGAAGTATTCTCACGCAAAACCTCTAACTCACCGTTATCTCTGTCATTTTTTGATAGCTTGATTTCCTTTTCCAGCACGCGAATACGCTGTTTCAATAGCTTCGGGTCAATCTCTTGAGCGCGTTTGATCGTACCGGCCATCTGCTCACGCAATCTCGATACGTCGACATCGGCCAGGCGGGCTGTCTTGCTTTTCACTGCCATTTTCGGCGTCGATCCAGAATCGAACGTATTACGGCGGCGGAACTTTACCTGTTTTGTGCATTTCAGAAACTGCGGCGACCACACCCACGCCTCGCCGTTAGCGAGCCCAGGCAGCGTCTTGAGTATGTCGCGAGACTGGTCGTTGTACTTAACCCATTCCTCAATCGCCTTGCGATCTTGAGGTCCTGTAGTTCGCATGGCGATCAGGGTCTGTACTTGCGTCAGCACGTTTTTGTTTATCGATGCACTGCGCTGAGTGATCATCGTCATTCCAAGACCCCGGGCCCGGCCGCGCCGAACGATATTCTCCCACGCACGCAATAACTGCCCCTCATCACGCATCGGTCGCTGCGGAATGTAGTCGTCAGCCTCCTCAAGGAATAGATGCAGCGGTTCCTCGTTGCGCTTATATAGACGCCGCGAAAAATCGAGTAAAAACTGTTTCTTTGCCGCCTCGCTATCGAAGTCTGTCAAATCCAAGATGCACGACAGACGCTCATCGACAACGATATCGGCAATCAGGCGACCACCAGTGCGCTCCAACGGCACATCGCCGCGCTTTCCGCCGAACAGCGGTATATCAAGACCTGCACCGGAGCCAGTTTTCGACGATCGCATACCCCACCACGATCCAACCGGATCAACGACAACGAATGGCAGCTCACGGGCGAACATTTCTTCAGCCATAACGGTCGCAGAATTCGACTTCCCGGCGCCGCGAGCCGCAAGAATCCCGAAAGTTTCAGTGATCGCCTCATCTGGTATCGAGAAGCCTTTACCGAGATTTAGCATCCACGATCCCCTATAGCATCGTCGATTGCTTTGAGCTGCTCATCGCTGATGCCGCCAAGCTGTGGGTTATGCAGGTTTGCCGACACCATGCGCAGCAGACCTTTCAATACGACTGCATCCTCATATCGCACCCAATCACCGTTGTACTTCTCGGTGATGGCAATGCGGGCAATGGCTGTATTGCGCTGCGCTGGTGCCACTCCTGTAACGGACTGCTGGCCGCGCGTGATTTCGGAAGTGATGTTGTAGCGCTTCATCTCGGCAGCCTCGGCGGCAGTTGTTTCGGGCAGTGCCGGCAAACTGGAGCTGCCCATAAAAAGAAATATCCGACCGCATCCTTTTCGATCTCAGCCTTGTCGGGCTCGCCACCAAGATCAACGCGCGCTACCCAGTCGTGCTGACCAAGCAGGCAGGCAACCCATTGCATTGTGGTAGGTTCCTTGCGAGTGACGGCATCCGGCATCATGTCAGGGATTGCGATACTCACTGCAGCAGCCAATAAATGATTAGACCAACCGCCATGAGAACGAATGGCAGGTCAAAAAACCAGAATTTAATTGGATTTTCTTCAAATTCATCGATCAGGCGCCGAAATACGCCGCGTTTTTGTTTGGTCATACAGGAATCCCCTTCTTTTCCGCCTGACGATGGATGTGATTCAACACATAGTTGGCAGCACTGATGCCTTCCTGATTCGCCAGCTTATGTAAGGCTTCACGCTCAAGCTCTTTCAAGCGCATTTGAAACTTCTTGTCTTTTCTGTCCATACACGGTAATGTACACACAAACGGCATGACATGCAACATGCACACGCGAGGAAAAAAAATGACGCCGAATAAGCCAATTGAGGGGGGTGACATTGTCACCCCTAGAGGAACCAACCATGACTGAAAAGAGCGCCGAAGACTTCATACCTGGGCAGGACGAGCTCGACAGCCCGGGCACGCTGATCAATTTCAACATCAACGACGTGCGCATTGCCGAAGCCAAGGAGGAATTCAAAGCAATTGATGCGGCCGTCGACATGGATGCCGCCAAGAAAGCCAAGAAGGTGCTCACCAAGATGCGCACCACGCTGGCTGACGCTCACAAGGAGCAAAAAGCGGAGGCCCTAGCCCATGGACAGAAGCTCGACGCCGAGAAGCGCCGCCTGCTGGCGCTGATCGCAGAGGTAGAGGACCCCATCAGCAAGCAGATCACGACCATAAAGAATGCCATCGAACGCCAAGAAGAAGATCGTATTGGCAAGATACAAGAGGCCATTCAGGTAATCGCAGACCTCGCCGAGGACCGCCACAGCCTGACCCTCGAGGAGCTGGAAGCACGCTACGGACAAGTCAGTACGATTTCGCTGACCGAGGAGGTGTATCAGGAGGAAATTGAACGCGCCGGCACCGTCAAGGAAGACGCTGAAATGAAGCTGCGTATCACTATTTCCAACGAAAAGGAGCGACTCGAAGAAGTGGCCAATCAGGAGGAAATCAGGTCTGAAAATGAACGTCGGCAAAAGGAGCTGGACGAACGCCTGGCCAAGCTGGACGTGGAGGAGGCCGAGCGTAAGGCTGCACAGAAGAAGACCGATGACGCTGCGGCCGAGAAACTGGCCAAGGAGAACGCTGAAAAGCAGGCCGAACTGGATCGCCAAGCCGAGGAAAACCGCAAGGCCAAGAAGCTAATCTACGACGAGAATGTGCGCATTGATCAAGAGAGGGCTGACAAGGAGGAGCGTGAGCGCAAGGAGCGGGAGCAACTCGAGGCCACTGAGCGGGCTCTCAAGCTGGCTCCTGACACCGAGAAGCTTGAGATATATGCCGAGCAGTTATGCAGTATCCCTGAGCCAGAGCTTGATACCGACGCGGGCAAACGTGTGCTGGCGCTGACCGTTGAAAAGCTGTTAGTCGCGATCAACTATATCCACGACGAAACGAGGAAAATGAAATGAGTGAGTCAACCCCAGCGGAACAGCAGATTTATAAATGTGTCCACGAAGTCACAGGACCTATCGACGAAAAGCTGAGCCAGTTATCGAAAGACTTTATCGAGTCGCACGATGGCCTACAGGACGGCGTATTAAAGTTAAGGCAGCATCTCAATGGCATCGAAGCCATGCTCGAGAACATTGAGAAAGCACCATCAACGCCTAACCGGGCTGAGCTGTACGCTGCACTGGCCAAGGCTCAGGGAGAAATGAAGCCTGCCGAGAAAAACAAGACAGCCGAGATTCGCAAGAAAGATGACTACAACATCATCTTGTACACGTTTAAGTACGCCGATCTTGCGTCTTGCCTCGAGGCAATTCGTAAGCCATTTGCTGATAATGAGCTGTGCCTGATTCAGATACCCTCACTGGGCGAGGGCAATGACATACACATGCGCACCGTGATTGGGCACTCGTCAGGGCAGACCGTTTCTTGTGAAATGACCATGAAAGCTGCAAGCGATACTCCGCAAGCAATCGGCACCGTCATGGCATACCTGCGGCGTTACTCATTGTGCTCAATAACTGGCGTGGCCCAGTTCGACGACGATGGCAGCGGTGGCATCAAGGACGAGAGCGACTACCCTCGAATTACAACAGCCGAAGCCGAGCAAATCATCATCAAGGCGGACGAGCTGTGTGGCGCCCGCGCTGACCAGGTTATAGCCAGGATGCTCAAAGGCGTGTTTGGTGGCATCACCGTGGTAGGCGACATCAAAGCTGGCGAAGCAAAGGTGGCGCTCGTCAACCTGCAAAACGCGGCTGACCTGATCGAGAAGACGGCCAAAGCAGCCAAGAAAAAGGACAGGGACGACAGGAAGGCTGCGGAGGATCAGGGCTAGCCGGATGAATGACAATGTAGTTCCACTATTCCCGGATCCTACCTGCGGAGACCCTGACAATATCACCGGGAAGTATATTCTGGTTGATAAAGTGCCTGTGTCATGCCCGGATTTGATGCGATGGGGCCGGTTCATGCAGGACGCTGATCGCCACGCTGCGCAAACGATGGTCAAGGGTGTCCGTGTATCCACGGTGTTCCTCGGTCTTGATCATAACTGGGACGGCGGTCCTCCGGTGCTATTCGAAACCATGATTTTCGGCGGCGAGCACGACGAAGAGTATCAGGAGCGGTGCTGCACATGGGCTGAGGCCGAGGATATGCACAAGGCAGCAGTCAAAGTTGCCAAAGTTGGCAAGAAAGTTCCGAGCTACAAGTGGGCCTGTAGAATAAAGGCGAAACGATTTCGCAAATTTATGAAGCGCTGGCGGCTCTAATTGGACTGCCGCATCATCGCCGTAGAGCAGGGAGATAGTTCTGAGGAGTGGCTTGCCCTGCGGCGTTGCCGGATCACCTGCTCGCGCCTTGCGGATGTTTGCGCCGGCAAGGACACCAAGCGCTACAAACGATATTTGCAGGAGAAAATCAAGGAACTGTGTGGCCACAAGAGCGTGGAAGAATCCCCAGAATGGGCCTCGCATGGAAAGGAGAACGAACCGCGCGCGCTGGCCGGCTACGAATTCAAGTACGGCGTCGACGTCGAGCACAATGTCTTTCTGATTTCCAATAAATATGATTGGTTGTCCTGTTCACCAGATCTGCTGGAGTTGCCGGGATACCTTGTGGGCGGTGAGATAAAATGCCGCGAATTATTCAAGAATTACCGCAAGTTTCGCAACGAGGCAGAGGCCCACAAAGGCACCACCCGAGCCTGCCCCGCGAGCGACCGACACCAGGTTCAAGGTGCAATGTGGGTCTCAGGTTTTAGCTACTGGTGGCACATCAATTTTTATATTGGCGATGACTTGCAAGGCGGCATGGCACAAAAAATTACCAGAGTTGCCGTACCCAGAGATCAGGCATTGATCGACAAGATGGAGATCAGATGTTTGGAGTTTATGCAGGAAGCCTATCAAGGAGCTGGACTGGCATGAAATACGCAGTTGCATTTATGATCTTTTCGCTTGGGATGTTGGCCGGATCCGTTATCACAATTTACGAATACGGTCTCGCAAACACGCAGCGAACCTACGACGCCTATCGAGCCTGCATCCAAACATCGCAGTGCCTCATGACGGCACAGGACTACATCGATTATTACAATTTGAAGTGGCAGTTAGAGGAAGAACAGTGAACCTGCTATGATGCAAATCCTTGCGTTACCCGGGCCTACCCTGGGACTGAAAAGAGTGGATCAAGGGCGCTTCGGCGCCCTTTTTAATGCCTACTCAATGCCGATGATGGCCTTCAGCGCAGCTTTCACCTCGCCGTCCACCTCCTTGCGGCGCTCAGCCTCAGCTTCGAAGCGTGTCGCAACGTCGATGATCTCTGCATACTGATCTTCTGATAGTGATCCGCCAGCGATCAGGTTCACGAATACATCAGCGGTCTCGCGCAAGCTTGGCAAAACCATTGATTCACGACAGCCGCCTATGCATTGTGCGGCCTTACATTGCTGTTCACTCATTTTCGGGGTCCTCCAAAGGCGTCAATTCGAATCCATGCGCTTTCATTTCTGCGTGGGTCATGGTTTGCTGGAATCGGTAGGTTGCCACATCATCGCTGAGTTGTTCAAGGTGGATGTCCTGCTGGTTAATTTTAGCCGATGCCTGCAGCATAAAGAAAAGGCCCATGAATGCTACTGCGAAACCCATCGCTGCAAGCACCAGGGCGGCGGCTGACAGCCCTACAGCAAGGGCTTCATTCGAAAATTTGCGCGCCAGTTTCGCGCCGAGATTAACCTTCTCGTCGAGGTCTTTCGCTTCCGCCATTTGCATATCCCAACAAGGTTCTGACGTCTTCGCGAGTTTCCGCGCTTAGGACTGCGATATTTTCCAACTGAGCGTCGACAACGGCAATTTTGACGTCATGGGTATCGAGCCGCTGGCCATGGCTTTTGAGTCGCTCACCAATGGAATTAAACCAGTACCTCCAGCCCCATATCAAAAGACCAAACACCAGCGCAACAAAGCTGCCAAGCAGAAGGCCCAGCAATACATCCACTACATCGAACTCGTGCATCATAAATCATCCGTGAATGGGTTTGGGCTATCTTACATACTTGGGAGTTTATGCCCAAATGTTATTCGTCATTCTCTGGCGGCGGCAACCCCATCAGCCGGCGCATCGCAAGCTCATCTGCGCGGCGATTCTGCTCAATATCCTCGGCATTCTCCTCGCCAGTGCGCCTGTTGTGGGCGATGCTAGTGTCCATGTTGACGATCTTCGTTGTGCCAGAGAGGTTTTTGGTAAAGGCGGCATCAACAGCCTTGGTGACGTTGCTCGAAATCCTCCACTCCATGAGAGCCAGCCCAACGACACTGACCAACGTGAAGGCAGCAACCAGGCTGGCCAGCAATCCCTTGATCTCCTTGAGTTGATCCCACTTACTCATCCTCGCTCTCCCCATCAGCATACAGGCCGAGAATATAGGCCATGTCCTCATCGCTGTATTGTTGCGCTGGCGGGGCTTGCTGTTGCGCGATTACCGGGGCTGGTTGCGCTCTTGGTGCCTCCAGTTGCGCAGTCAGGGCATCAAGTCGCCCTACTATTGAGGCATTTTCTTCCTGCAGGTACTCGATTTCCTGCTCCTGCTGCTGCGAGATTTCGTAGTGTTCATCGAATTGTGCGGCACGATCATACAAGCCGTACAAGTCCTCGCCCTCAATAATGGCTGGCTTAAAGTCATGATCAATCTCACAGGCCACCTCGGTCCTATACTCCATAAGAATCTCGGGCTGATTGCACAGTGCTTGCGCGGCCAGATCGTAGCGACCCTGCTTGAGATAGAACTCGGCCATGCAGACTTGGTTGAGCACCAACTTTTGCTTGCCACCAATGAGCAGTGACCACTGCGTCGAGCCAAGGCACTGCGCGATGTCCACATCCCCGAGCCCAGGTGCCACCACGTTGTAGGCACGGTTGCCTCCGGTGCTCAGGTTCAGCGTGTCACCCGCCACATCGACAGCACCACCAGTGAGCGACACATCGACATTCTGCTCAACATCAGGGCCGCCTGCCCATGCCGGCGAGACCGCCATCAAAACCACCAGCATTACCAAGGAGATGATGAACAGATCGATCTTTGTTTGTGCTTTCATAGTACCACCTTCGCCACAATGCCCAGAGCAATCAAGCCCCTGTGAAACCAGTTGTCAATAAAATGGTTGCGCGTCTCGCGTTCGAGTTGCTCCTGCACAATCTGCGTGAATGATCGCTGCAGCTTGCCGACATCGATTAGCTGGTTGTACGCCTGGCCCATCGCGTCCACGGCAGCAGCATTCTCCTGCGCAATGGTGAAATTGCCCCCTGAAACCGTCATGTAGTCCACTACGGTAGCGAAATCCTCCTTGGTGAACGTGACTGTGTCGTCAGTCGTGGACGCAGGCGAGGGGAACTCAGGCAGTCTGAGTGGCTGTTGCGCCTCCTCAGTTACCGGCGTTAGATCCCACTCGGGAATCTCAACTGGACTGCTGGCGCACCCGCTCAGACTCAAAAGCAGAGAGCAGATCATCCATGTCAGAATCCTTTTCACTTCGCGCCTCCAATATGGCTTTCGTTTTTTCGGCGGCGAGTTTAGCATTCGCCTTGTAACCGTCAGATTGTTTCTTGAGTTTCTCGGCCTTGGCCATGCCGGCCTTGGTGTCGGTAGCAATCTCTTTCTTGCGCCGAGTTTCAACCTTTTCCAGTGCCCGCCCATCGCGACCCAGGATAGCCAGCGCTGCGATCAGCAACAGCCCGCCAAATCCTATGATCCATTTTTTCATGCGATGCGGTCGACCATCTTGTACCGTTTCTCTGGGACTAGCTTGCCAACCAAGCCGCTGGCAAAGGCAGTCGATCCTGCAATAAGCCCCGGGCTGGGGCTGAATTCTGTAAACGTGCCGACCACCTCCCAGATAATCGCAGCGCCAATGCCGGCCAGAAAGGCCCATGTGATCGTGCTACTCGGTGCTTTCAAAATACCCATGTCGATCTCCCTATGTAAGTCGCCTCACTCCTAACAATCGCGATGCAGAATACCGCGAAATCTTGACCGTGTCAGACTGATTGCCACCGAGAATCTCAATGAGTCCGTCAGAGCGACCAGCGTAAAATCCCACATGACCCGGAGCATCGGTGACCTCAGGCCCCGGCTGATCTCCCTTTCCGCGCTTGATGATGACGATGTCACCGGCCTCAGCCTGATCGAGCTGGATGCCCTTGCCGACACGTAGCCATGATCGAGCACGAAGATCCTTGGAGCGAGGATGCCGGCACAGAAAGCAAATGTAGTTCACAAATGCGCTACACCATGGCACTTCGTCATGGCTTGGCCACTTCATATCGAGTCTGAGCATGGCCATGATCTGAGGATTGTCGACGTTGCCACCGACCTCCTTGATGCTGGTAAATCGCTGCGCTAAATCAAATGCGTGTTCTTTTGTGAAGTTCATTAAACCTACATCCAGTTGGTAGAGTCGTAGGACTCATAAGTGATTTTTACGCCCGCCGCTAAACTGACAGCAGTATTGACACCTGCGCCCAAATTGTCGCCAGTGGCAGGGAACACGTCCGCTGCATTCGCGCCGTTATTTTTGATGGTAGCGATTAGGCCGGGCACAGCAGTTCGAAGTTTCACCGAGTCGCCTGTGGTGGCTACTGTGGAGATTTCATTAATACGGGCCGTCAACTCTACAGCGCTACCTTGCCCGCCTCCCGCAAACGCAGTAATGGCTGCGTCTGCGTTTGTTCTAAAGCCGAGGACAGCATAGATCTGGTCGTCGCTCTGGAGGCGATTTGCTGCACCCCTGTACAGATTAGTGTCGCTTAACCAACTGTGTAAGCCGTCTGCACGTAGCTCGAAACGCGGCGTTGCGTAACCGTCTCCATCCACATAAGTTCTTAACACCGGCTCTGTCGTTGCAGACCTGAAGTGCTGAGAATAGGTATCGGTATATAACCTACGGAGGGTTTGTGCCTCTACCGCACCGGACGCGCCGGTCCACCACGTACCACCGGATGAATCAATGATTTTATTTATATCAACCGCAACGCCCGTGCCAGAAACACTGAAAACTTTGGTGTGATTTTCTAAAAAGTTTGTTCCTGTCAAGTTCAGACCCACGACATCAGCCAAATCAAACACAGTTGACCAAGCCGCTGTTCCGTGAAATCTGCAATTATGAAAGAAGAATAAATTTGATGCGCCCGAACCGTCCTTGCGCATTTTAACCATCGACATAGCGGAAGGCAGGCCGGTTGCAGACAAATCCGCATTGTCGATATAATTCTCTCGCCCGGCACCGTGATAGATAGTGCCTAGCGCGGTGAGTGTGCCGCCGCCGTCTTGATCTTCCCATCGCTCAATCATGGGTGCGATGAGACCGTTACCCGTAGGAACGGAGTGCGCACCAGATGGGCTAGTGCCGGACTGAATATACTTAATATTGTATGCGCCGGGGCGGTTTATCTCTGATCCATACAATCGATTTTTACCGGCGCCATAGTCGAAAACTATATTAGAACCAGACCCGGATGTATTTCCATTGTGCTGAGAATCAACTGCATCTAAATTACAGTTTTGCGAGGCCTCGAATAATATTCCGTCGCCCGGACAATCGAAAACATTGATGTCTCGAAAACCCCTCTCAACGACAAAACCAATATGCAGGCCCAAGAGAGATAGCCCATTGCCGTCTATTGAGAAGCCACTGGACTCGCCACCGCGCTCCGCAGCCCCAAATGCTCCCGACTTAGTGCCAAACCTGATCGTAGCGGCAGCATTGAGGCATTTGAATACGGTTAATCCCTTGCCAGCGCATAACAAATTAACCCACTCTGGAACAACGAACTCGTCTGTAAACCCCAGAACTCCAGCAGGGAAAACGGCCTGAATACCGCCAGCAGAATCAAACACGCCGCTGCTCGTTGGCGTTGCAACCAATACAGTCGTGTTCATCCCAGCAATTAAATCGGTTGTTCCAGGCGTGGTGTTCGTGATGTATCGGTAAAGGTGGCCAACATCAAATGAATCGTTGATATCGCTGGTGGTCAGTCCATCGTCAATCTCTTTTTGCACAAGCGCAAACGAGACATTCGGCCCATCAGCGAGCGTAAAATTAACTGCCGTGGTACCGATCGTAATCGGATTGGCGGTCGTAACTTGATATAAGGGATTTCGTCCGACCGTTGCTGTGGCTACCGTGGCCAAAGTGCCACTGACAACATCCCGGTTACCGTCCCAATCTGCCGCACGCGCCCAGGCAGAGGAGCTGGCATCGTAAATGCCATTCTCGCTCGCTTCTGTCTGGCCGATAACAAGAACGCGATCACCGGCCACCACAGCCACACCGTTGACCGTCTGTTCACCAGAGAGCGTGAGATTGGCAATTGCGACCGCCACGCAGGGCGCCTTGATCGCCAGGCTTGCGATAACACCGTTGAAGCGATCCGTCGAGTTAGAGACTGGCATTAGCCACTCTCCCTGACGACAAATCCGTCATCCGTAACCTCAACATAGCGCTGATTCCACACCTTGATGCCCACCGCATTTCTCGCCATTCTTTGTGCGCGATCTTCTACCCGATCCACCAAAAACCCCTGCGGCTGTGAATAGATAGCTCCACCAGGATGGATGTCGAAGCGATGCGTACCCGCGGCTACCTTTTCTTTGACATCATCGCGACTTAATGGCTCACGCTGATACAGTTCACCACAAACGGCCTGACGTACCTGGGACACAAGCGGCTGAATCTCTTTTTTTGCCTTTGGAAACGGCAGTACTTTGCCCATCGCTAGTCTCGCTCACCCAGTAGCCATTCGTAAACTTCGGTGTCGTCCTCGGACCATACTACATCGATAAAGCGATTCGTTTGTGATGCCGGCAAATGTAAGCCCGTTCCAATCACGTTCACCGCGACTCGCCGGAACTGCTCATCGGCCTCACCTTGCGCCGCCTGCTGCACCAATTTGTACAAATCATTGGAGAATGAGCCTATCGGCGTATTGCCACCACCGTACTTGGCCGCCGCAATCTCGCGCACGAACGGTACGCCTGAGAACGCTGAGTCCACCGTCGCCTTAGCGAGCCACCAGCCCCACGGCTCATCATCGTCATCATCCGGTAGCCTGCCGTAGAGCCAAGCCGAAGCCACCGCCTCAACCGTGAATAGCAAGAACAGGTCAAAGGTGTAGGCCGCTACCTGCCCCGGCTTCGTGAAATCAGTTGTCTTGGTTTTCTCGTAGGCAATATTGCCCTTGGCCAGCATGTAAGAAAGCAGCACGGTCCAGATACGGATAAATTGCGACTGCCGATTCTTTTTCGTACCGAGCGTGCCGCGCTCAAGGCCGGAGCGATCTGAAAAGAAACCTGACGTCTGCGCATTCTCAACCTGCACATCGGCGTACTGAATAGCCTCTTTCTGGTTCAGGCCCTCAATGTTCTGCGCTTTCCAGTACGCGCCCAGCCAGGTCGACACATCCACTACTGACTGAGCCGCCATGATGGGCAGAAAATACGTCGCTGACAGTGCATTCATTGACCGTTTCAACCCTGTTGGCGCGGGTCCAAACATGGATTCAAGATGTGCCCGGGTGTCGGACACATCCTTGTTCCAGGTATTGTCCACGTAGCGCGTTTTCATGAAGGAACTCATCGACATGACATCGATGTACGCCTGCTTCGGATTTTTCATCATGCGACCGACACCATGGCCATAGGCCTGTGAACCGATCACCGCAATCGTCTGAAGAATGCCAGTGTATTGCAGCAACATCACCACCATGTTGAATGCCAGTTTGGATTTTGTGAATCCAGTTCGAATCCAGGCAGCACTTTGTTCCACCACGCCCTCGGCCGCGAGTTCTCCAATCGCAGAATCAGTGAGCCATAGATTAAACGCTTCCAGCGCCTTTTCATTGCCAGTGTTAGTGAACGAATCGCGCACGTCGTCATGGTCCAGCAAGCGCTTCACGTAGTTGATCTCATCACCAATGGCAATATCGCGAATGATCTCGCGTAGATGAAAATTGATCGTGTCGAGCCCCAACCGTATGACATTGCCATGATTTTTGACGCGCTCGTAGGTAGAGCCAGCGCGAGTCGACGCAAAAATAGAGGTGCTCGCGGTCATGCGCTGCATCAGGTCTTCCAGCTCCTGATTCTTTTGTGCAGCGCGTCCGCCCTTGCGCGTGTGACGCCGATCGTATCTCAGTGGGTAATAGCCACCCTTGACCAGAATCTCGGCACCGTCCGATGTGCGGATGCTAAATGGCAGTGCCTCGACCTTCTGTGGCGCGATGCCGCGGCGCCGTTTGGCCGCATCCGACAGGTCATCCCAGTAAGTATCGAGGTAATCCCACATATCCTGCACGAACGCCCAGTCACGCTGATCCAGGGTAGCGAGAGCCGCCACCACGCCCTGCTCACTGTAGGCCGCGCCGCCGCGGTTCTTGATGCCGCCCAATAATGCCTTGCGATTGCCTTCATTGCCCCAGTTGAGCGCGATCGAGAGAATGTCAGACTTGGATAATTTGCCCAGTCCCGGTATGACGTCGCCGCGTTGATAAAGATCACCCAGCTCAGCCAACGAATAATGCCGCTGGTAGATTTGTGATACATCGTCCTCCATCTTTCGAAAGCCTGGCAGCAGGCGCTTCGCATAGGCTTCGCGAATGGGCACGACAATCAACCGCGTCAAGGCTCCAAAGCCTGATTTGTCCAGCATTCGAGCCAATGATCCTGGCCGCAGCCATGCCGCAATGCCTTCACTGACGGACAGTTTTGCGCTCTCGCCGACCGTGGGTCTGGCCACACCAATATCGATCTCGGCATTATTTTCGTACATGCTCGAGGCAATCTCATCGGCGCGCTGCTGCAGGTCGACCCTTTCACCATCGACAATCACCTGATACTTGGCACTGGCTTCCTTTTCGAGCTGCATCACCAGGTCTCGGATACCGTCAAACTCCTCGGAGGTGAGATTTTGCCAATTGGTGCCGGTGTCCTGCAGTGCCGCTATCAGACTCGGCGGCGCCATCAGCCGACCATCATCAATGGCCGCTATTATTTCCGCCATAGCCTCCTCGCGATCGATCTGGGAGCCAGAGATTTTGCGTAAGTTGATGCCCTCAAGAACAGCATCGATTTTCTCCAGCATGCCGGCCTTGCCCAAGCGCTGACGCACCTTGATCTTGTCGAACTTCTTGAGGTAAGCCTGTGTGCGCGCATGCCGATCCTTAGCCCGCACGGCGGCACGATAGAGCTCGTGTGACTCGACCTGCTTGCGCTTTTGATCGTAAGCCTTTTGATAGTCCTTGGTCTCCATGGCACCAAACGCGGCACGACCAGCCTTGCGCTCAGCGATCAGGTATTTATGCGGATTGATATCGCGAATCTTTTTCGCATCGATGAACCTTCTTGCGGCCTGTTTGATCAGAGCCAGCTCACCGCGGCGAGGGAGCTGACCCTTATTGGCTTCGCGTGCCTGACGCTCCTCACGCTTAGTCTGGCGTTTGGTGGCGCCGATGATCTTGCGGTCCTCACGCAGCCGCCTGCGCAAAGCGCGCATCTCAGCAGCGAGAATCTGCGCCCGCTTCTCGTTGTGCACCACTCGCACAGCCTCATTGGCAATGCTGCCATCGACAAGAGGATCAGGAAACATCGACGCCATACGCGCCTCAGTCTCAGCGGCAATCCAGGCCTCCATTTTCGGTGCTTTGATGAGCGCCTCTACGAGTTCCACCGCGCCATCGAAAGCGAAGACTTGTGCCGCCACATCGACGTCGACGCCCCCCTTGACCGAGTACACCCACGGCCGCGGCAAGCGAGCAACGAACGCCTTACCAAAGCGCTTCACCAGATCGTCACGGCTGAGTTTGAATTTCACCTGATCCGGTGCTGTGGTGCCGTCTGGATTAGTGCCACGCTGTAGCATGGCCAGCGCCCGATAGACCGGCATGGCTTCAGCCTCAGTTCTGACCTGGGCGGACATTTTTTTCTTCTCATCGGCCCACCACTGCTGCGACTGGCGTTGCATATAGCGCATGGCCTGAGCGGAGGCGTCATCCACGGCCTGTTGATGCGCAGCAATGATGTTCTGCTTGTAAGCGTCGTACACCTCCTGTGATACGCCCATGTCCTCAGCGGTAGCAAACAGTGCGGCATACTCCTGCACCCGCGCAGCTTCTGCGACCTGCGCATCGGTGGCGATAATGCGATCGAACACACCCCGCACCTCATCGTTGAGGCCGCCAAAATTCTTAAGCTTCGCCAGTGAGCGATAAATGCTCAGCAACCAGGCGCGAAACGACTGGAACACACTCTCCAGGCCCAGCGTCGGTGCCTTGCCTTCGCGCAAATAAACCTCAAAGGATTCTGCCCACCGCTCATGATGTGCAGAGGTAATCTCACTGCGATCCTTTACTCCGAGGAATTCCAATGCCTTAGCAAAATCCTCGCGCGTCTGCTGGGGTGACCCGGTCATCTCAGATAGGTCGCCCAACAACTCCAGATACAAGTGAGCGCTTTCATGCAAAAAGGTCGACAGGTTCCGCGCCTTGGTCATGCGGATGATGGCCTTGTTGTTCTTATCGAAGGTGATCGAGCCGCGCTTGGTCTGATAGAGCGTCTTTGTAGGACTAAAAACCTGCTCGGACTCAGCCTCAATCTGCTCCAAGCGAGTCGCAATCTCAGCCAGGCGCTGCTGTATTTCGCCTTGGCGCTGCTGCAATTTCTTGTAGCTGGCCAGTAGCTCCAGCGGGGTGCCACCCTTGAGCCCAAACACAGCCTTCTGTTTGAGGTTTTTATTACCGAACAAAATCGCCGTCAGACCATTGAGTATCTGCTCGTCGGTCTCGGTTCCGCCCAGCTCCGCAACCCGATCGTTGACAATACCGATATCGCTCAGCTCGCCGGTCAGATCCGCGGCTTCCGACGCTAATTGTGTTCTTTCAGCCGCCAGCTTACCCAGTGCGCGGCCCTGCCGCTCCTCACGGAACTGCGCAACCTTGGCCAGTGGAGTGGTGACGTCAGTGAGTTTGGCGCCTTCAGTGCGCGCGCGGGCCGCGAGTTGAATCACATTTTGTGAGGCACCGATCAAGAGCTTACGGACTGCCTGCTCATCGCTGAGTCCGTCCTCGATGTATTGCTCAAGCGTTGTGACATCCTCAGCAGACACCAGCCGTTTCATTTTCTTGATGCAGTCTTTGAGCGCCATCAGTCCTTGACTTCCATGAAGGCAGAGATCACTGCAATCAGTATCTCCTCCTCCTCGATGATAAACCGATATAAACCCTTTTCGCGACGCTCACCCTGGCCGTAGGAAAATACCGTCGAGCCGCGCTCATCAACTACCACCGTCTCAACCAGTGCCAGTGACTTGCCAATCTGCAGCGCCGGTTGAGTAATCGCGATAAGGGGATTCGGCCAGTCATGCTGCACAAACGGATCGCCGACGACTGGCGGTAGCAGCGCAATCGACTTACCAACCTGTTCCGGCTGCTTGATAAATATCGGTTCAGGATTGGGCCAGTCGCTCTGCACAAACGGCTTGTCGCCCGCATGCTCCAGAATCGTCAGTGGCATGCCGACCTGGAATGGTGTCTGAATCTCAACGGTCAGCGTCGGGTTTGGCCAGTCTATCGGCACAAACGGCTTTTCAACTGCTGGTTCAATTAGCGCGAGCGGGCTGCCAAGCTGCAGTGGCTGTTGTGTTTCTTGGGTTTGTGGAACGGTTTGTTCGTTAGCAACAAACGGTACAGCGACAACAACGGCCAGCGTCGTGACGAGTAGATTGGGAACCGGGGCCGGTTGCTGTGTCGGGCGCTCCCGCCTTGGACTAAAATGCGGTGCGCGAATGGTCATGCGAGTTTACCCGCTAATCGGAATCTGACTTGGAGAGGTTTTTTAACGTCGCTTTGTAGCCGTCGAGTTCACTCTCTAGCCAATCAACATCTTCGCCCGTGACTTCCGCGCTTTTTAGGCGCAACTCAAGCGATTCGATCCGCTTTTCGCAATGAGCGGTGTTTTTATCTATATACGCCTGGTCCATTACAAACTCTCATAATGGATATGGCTGCTCATCAGGCCCGGTGTGCCGCCCGTGAACGCTGACAACGAAAATGATCCAGTATTGGTAATCAAGCCAACGATAGCAATGGGCTTGTTCGGGGCTGCCAGCCAGCGCACGATACCGCCAAACGCATTGAATGACAATTGCAGTACGTGGCCAAGCGTAGCCGAACGCTGCGGCAGAATCGTTGCCGATACACCGACTGCTGCCGGCGCTGATAATGCGCCTGTCGCACCGTCGAGCGGTGCATCCTCGGAAATACCGAGTACAACGGAGGTTCCAACCGTGGAGTTCATGCCCCCAACGATAATCATAGGAGCGCTCGTGAGGGACTGTCCGCCCAACATAATCTCAGTAATTTCATTACGTTGTAGGGCGCCACCACCCTGTATGAGCCCAAGATAAGTATCGTTGGTAAGGTTAGTGGCGTCAGCGAATACTGTCGGTGTTAATGTTCGTACTGCTAATGATCGTACCGCCATAATCCTGTTCCTTTAGTCCCTGTTCCTGTAGCTCATCAAGCACCTGTTCATAGGGCTTGCATTCCCTGGTCGCCGCAAGTATGCCATTACAGCGATCACAAATATAGCTGTCGCACTTTCGGCAGTAACCGCGAGGCCGGCGACGCAGCGGATTCATCACCACAACCTGCGGACAATGATTGCAAGTGTATGTTGGTACTTCAAATAATCCCTGCCCAGATCGAGGCGGCATATCCTTGGCATTGGGCATCCAGTCGTCCGGTACACCTGGCGACGCACGATGGTCAATAATAAGCAGCCCCTCATCGCTGCGTTTTGATCTAGTCATTGTGGGCTTCCTTAATCAATACAATTAGGTGCGTTCTGTCGGTTTCACCGTTATTAAACGATTCATGCTCGATGGATCGATCGACGCTATAAATCTTGCCAACTTCAAGATGCTGCTCCTTTCGGACGCCATTCTCATAAGACAGCGATATGCAATGTTCATTGGTTTCTACTGGTACGAGGAAGCCAAAGCCGTCATCGTGGTGACGATACAGTTTGCCTTCGGGCTTGAGTCTCAAAAACGATAGGTTCCGCCATGTATCGACCGGCCAGCGATCGGCAATTTCTGACACGGCTATTAAGGGTTCGTCGCAGGGCGCGGCTTGGTGGTCGGTTACCTCGCTGACATGATGTTCCCATCGCTTCCACCACGTCATCTCAAGCAATATATTGCGCAGTTCAGAAATGGTCGACTGAGAGACTGTGCCGACCTCCGTGTACATTACATCCACGCCTGTCCCATTAAAACATCGGCTGCGGCTACTTCTGGTACCCAAACCCGTATGATCTCTGGCTCAAAAACCTGAAAATGATCCGCATGCAGAGAAATGTGCTCGGCATCAGTAAAGGGTTCGGCGGCCATATAAAGAACAGCACAATCACCATTCCAATGTCTATTAGCGCCATTGTCCGGACGTTGAAATAACGTCACTGAATTATCAGTGGCTGTATTCCGCGGATCACTCAAACTGCTAGAAGCAAAGAATCTGCCATTCTTGTAGATTCGGATGGCCGTACCATCAAGATGGCCGCTATAAATCCCCCGAGTACCGTTATCCCAAAACCCCGCACCAAACACAGAAGATTTGAATCCTTCCGCTGTTCCAATACCAATATTGCAGTTCTCGTCGGAACCGTTGGAAACTAAAAACCCGCCAGCACTGCCAAGAAAGTTCGCTCCGTAGTGTATAAGTCGTCGGCCAGAGCTTTGTCCATCGGATGCCCTGGCAATGGTGAAAAACGAAAATGAGCCATCACCACCTTCATAGGCACTGCCAGTATCTCCCCCAGTAAAGTCATCGGCCTGTGCGTCTGATGTGACAAAATATGGGTCGCGCCCATGATGGAACGTTATTCCACTATTGGCATAAATATCATTATTAATTAAGTCTTTGGCTTGATTTTGAAATAGAAAAACCTGAACCAGTTTTTTCGCTATGGGGTTCGTTAAGTCTAACGGCGTGCCCGGTGGAGGTTGCCGATTCCACGGACGCTGATAATTGATATAAGGCATTTAAGCGTGAGGTCCAACCGTTGTAGGTGTCACCCAAAGATTCCAGTCCTGCCCAATGGTTTGCCCTGTTGCGTTGTTGTGAAAATAAAACTCATAAATCTGTGAAATAATATTGTTTGGAAGTCTTGCGCCGTAGAGATGCGAGAAGTAATTAGTATCAGCGGCTACTCCAAAATCAATGGGGAAAAACCCTAAGAAATGCGTCAGGTTATTCGCGTCTGGAACACCCGGATCGCTTGTCGATACAATATTTAGCGGCCTGCAATATAAATCAATAGACCCGAGAGTAGGAAATGTGGTATCGAATTGGCATTCAAGAACAGCATTGACAAAAGGCGCATCATCATCATTCGTCAATTCACTTGATGCCTCAGAAAATGCCGTGGTTGCGACAGTTGCAGTAGTTCCGTCATCTACCTGATCTTGAGTACCAAAGAAATCAATCAGGCTATCTGTTCCGATAGCCATTACTGTTTACCTCGGTAATACGCCAACAACTTACGCACAGCCTCAAATGTTTCTTTGCTTTCTCCGGTAAGTTCTTCATCTGGCGTTGTATAAGAGGTTGAGCCAGCCTTGGTAGGCACATAGACGACCTTCAAGCCACTGTGAATCTGAGCGTCTAAATACCCGTGCTCTCTAAGCATGTGACCGGAAAGGCCGACTATAGTTTGGTTACAGACTTCACATTGATATCCTTTTTCGACCTGACGCTTTATCACGCCAATCGGTGTGCCCAAATATGAAACAATTGAAACCCCATTTTTATCTGGTTTTTGAATGGTGCTCATACACCGGCGTCCGCATCAATAAATAAGGTGATGGCAGCATCCACATTCGCTTGTACGGCAGCGTCAGCAGCGCCCTGAATTTGTTCCACGGTTGCGCCGATATTTGCCGCCAATACCGCCATAAAAACGCGCCGAGCTTCATTCTCTGGGTTCTGAAAAGCCTTGTTGGCCCATGATTTTTGCTGGGCCGTAGCTGCCGCATCAAGCAATATTGCATTTGCCGCAACAATCACCGCTGTTGCTACCCGGTTTTTCAAGCCGCTGTCATTGAATAAGGTCCGTATTTCTGCATATGATGCCATTATTTATCCTTACTTGTGTCGTCACAGGGCGGGCGATCAAAATATCCTTCTTAGCCATCGCCTGATCCAGTTGATCAGCCTGCGCCAAAGTCCAAAGGGGGTTCTGGATTAGTGACTCCCATGATGATGTCCATTGCGTTGCTTGGTTTTGAAACAAGGCTGGGTGCGCTGAGATAAAACGCTTTCAATGCAACAGTCGAAGCGCCATCAGGTAGGTTCATATTTGCCGTGGACTCGAAGAACTTGCCGTCAGGATTGAGTGTTCCGGGGAAACTGAGGAAGTCTGCTTCGTCCACCGTCAGCGTGTAGGATAAGTCGCCTTCAACATCGGAGCCGTCCGTGTTCTTCGTCGGCGCAGTCCATTTGAATTCTTTCGGGTTAATCTTTGCCATAATTTAGCCTTTTACTTGTGTCGTTTACTATGCGGCCTGTTGAGGAATCGCGATAATCTTCTCGATGAATCCTTGATTGGTGCGCTCAACGTTGAAGACATAGCCGGTACGCTCCGCTGGACGAGAGTTTTTCTGAATCTCAGCGAGCACTGATTTCAGCGGTGTTAAATCGAACGTCTGTGACTTACTCACATTTTGCGACTTAATGAGCGCCTGTAAGCTCGCAATCACCTCTAGTTGAACCTGATTGCGCGCTCCTTCCGCCTCGGCTCTCGCGCGATTGGACGCATTGAGTTCACTGATAGCTTTCACCAGGTCATCGAATCCGGCGATACGCTGCGCCGGCCTGTCAATTTTGATCTTGGCGCCGCCTTTGAGCAGTTCAACCAAGTCGGCCAGGTTTAATTCATCTGAATATTCAGCCACTTACACAGTCCAGTAATTTCTGAATGACACCGCGCCGCTTCACAGCCCGGTTGAAAATCTTTTGCGCCGGCTGCTCAATCTCAACGCCCTTATCGAGTCCCTTGACGCGCACTCTATCAACAAACGAGACTTTCTGAAAATCCTGCTGCGCCGCAACCTCCGGCAGCATCGCTGAGGCCTCGGCCAACAGGGTGCCTATTTCATTGGCAGCACCACCAACCAGCTCCTCGGCAGAAACCATTGCCTCAATCGTTTCCATCAGTTCTTTGAGCTCCGTGGCATCAAGTTGCGCCAGCGTCTGTTGCCCCGCACCGAGCGCCTTGCGCACCTCCTCATTGGTCATTGTCTCAAGATCAATGCCGGCTTCAGTAATAAAGCGTTGCAGCTCATCGAGCGTAGCCGCAGTCTCCTGCAGTCCGATATCCGTGGTGCGGCCAGTAAAGACAGCCTCGCCAGCCAGTTCCCGCTCAATGGCTTCGAGCAGCAAATTAGGATCCCGGGCCGGAATGAAGTTCGCCTCATACGCCGACTCAGCCAGCCCATCCAATGTCGCGCCCTCGATATTTACCGCACCAATTTTACCCAGTGCTTGCGTTTCTTTCAGAAAATCACGCGCCTCAAGCTCAGGGTCTGGCACCAGGCCACCGCTGCTGACGATGAAATCCAGCAAGGACTCGCCGAATATCTCGCCTTGAGTTGGGATGTCGTTCATGCGCAGACGATCGATGTAGGGGTCAATGGTCGCGTCGACGTTTTCTGGCTGTGTAATGGCAGGCCCCTCGCCTTCAATGCGCTCGATACGGGACTGAAACAGTTGCCAGGCATCCATGCCGGCCTGCGGGTTGCGCTCAGCCATGGTGGAAAACACGAATTCGTTGAAGGTGGCTTGCTTTTCGGCCGCCTCAGCACTGAATCCACGCGCTAACAGGGCGCCAGTCACATACTCGTAAATCTCCGGCACGGCCGCGTACTCGGCACTGTCGGGCACCTCACCCTCTTGCAGCGCCTTCATGAGCTCAGGCGCCTCTTTTTGCCACTGCTCAGCCTCACGCATCGACATATCATCAGCGTGAAATTTAAGGTCTGGCAACAAGCCAGCATGATGCTTGGAGCCCGCGATGTATTCTGCGTAGTTGGCCATTGGAATTTCCAGATCCACACCACCAGCCTCGTCCATATTGGCGATACCGAGTTGCTGCGCCATCTCATCAGGGTCCATACCAATCTCTTGAAAATACTCACGAAACTGCTCGCGATCAATGTGCACAAACTCACCGCCGCCCTTCTCAATGACGCGCTCAGTGAAGGCCTTGAATTGTTCCGGCGTATCCGCCTTGGTTGTTGAGCCACTGGCCGCCTCATCGAGCGCTTGAAACATGAGCTTGTTTTTGCGCGCCTGACGAACTTTTAAGCTGTCGGTCATGAACGAGCCGCTGGGCCCTATCGCTGACATTAGCCCGGCGCCCCACAGCGTCTGCACGGCGATACTGGTGACCCGCTCGATGTAGTCCTGTTCGCCCTCCTGATCCATGATGCCTTGGGCTGACTTTTGCCACTCACCGAGTCCCATCGTCACCGATTCCTGCAAAACCTCAGTGACCACCTCTACACCCAGCACTTCGCCATAGCGCAGCACGTAATTACGCGCCGCACGTTTGAAGGTGAGGTCCTTGAACACCTTGCCGGCCACCACCGAGCCAGTCATTTTACTGACTCCGGGGATGTATTTGACGCCAGTGCGAATCGAAAAGGCTTCCAATGCGGCATTCACGCCACCGGCCGCGTTCGATGCCAGCAACGCGGTCTCAGTATCAAGCCCCATCTCAATGTACTCGCCATAGGCAAAACCACGCTCGAGTCGAAACGCCGCCTCCACGGTGCCGGCTGTAAAGCCATATTTGAGTCCAGCCAAGGTCGCTGCTGGTACGGTAATGGCCTCCTCCGGCAAGGCTACTTGTGGACCCAATTGCCCCAGGGCCAGCGCGGTACCGCCTGCAGCGATTGCCGTTAGCGCCCCCATCTCAAAACCATGGCCGACCGCATAAAACGTGGTAGGCGCTTCCTTAGCCCCCCTGACAATCAATTTGCCCCAGAATCCAGAGGCGCCGAAGTCATGCGGCTGCATCATCTCGGTGAGTTCTGTGAGTCGCTCCTCATCTTCGGGTAAAACATTGCCGGCAACATGACGATCGTAAATGCGGCCCATCTCGACCTTTGCCCAACCGCTCTGCCAACCGAGCTCGCGCGCCCGACTGGTGCGCTCCCACCAACCGAGGTTTTTCTGATCGCGCTTCAGTACCGCCAGATGATAGGGGTTTTCAGCGGCAAAGCTCGCAAACCCAGGCGTCTCATCGATCCAGCGCTCGGCATCGAAATCCTCTCGCAAGTGCTTTTTCTCAAGCTCATCGAGGTTCGACTCAATCAGCTCCATCGGCAATCCGGTAGAACCGGCGACATTCAACACTCGGGCTGCAATCTCAGGATCGCGGTCGACGTTATTGGAAATATCGAGTCGCAGTTCCTCCTCAGCGTCAATTGCCCACTGTTCTTCTCTGCTGATACCAAGGTCTGCCATTAGAAGCCGGGTGTCCCAGTCACCCTACCCAGCGCGTATTCAACGCCGTGCGTGTAGTAGTAGTAGATCGCCTCCTCCAGGTCCTTGTTCTCCGGCTCCGCACCATAGCTTTTCGCCATGTTGCTGAGCCATTCTCGGAGCGGCAATTTCTTGCCTGGCGGCAATACCACCGTCTTTCTACCCTGCGGCGTCATGAAGGTAATTTCACCGACCGGCTTGATGATCTGATTGGCGCGCGGGTCGGTCAGAGATATATAGGCACTCTTGCGGTCCTCCTCACTGAGCCCTTGCGCGAGTCGCTCTTTATCAAAGCCCACAGTGCGCGTGTACACCGTGTTTTCCATGAATCGCGCCATGAGCTGATTGAGTTCTGAGCCGCGCAGCCGGGCGCCTTTCTCCTCGGAGGCCGATATCACCACCTTATTCCACTCGGTCTCAATCCGCGCCCAGCGATCTTTGAGTTCTTTATTGTCCGTCTTGGTCGGCTTGTGCGGGAAAAACTCCGACTGCACCAGATAATGCTGCAGTAGCTCCCCGGGATTCAAGCCACGCTCGGTTGTCGGCTCCTTGGCACCGGCATCCTGATACTGCTGCTGCTGTGTCTGCCACTGGCGCGCCTGCTCCAGCGTGATTTGCGTCGACCACGGCAGGTTGTCGTCATCGCCTCGCAGTTTTGGCATGTAGTCGGCTTTCAGATCAATCTTGACTTTCTCATCCGCGGGTAAATTGCGCCAGATCTCCAGCGCATCCCACTCATTGACGTCATTCCAGCCATTGCGCTCGCGAATGTTTTGCGATTCCTTGCGCAGTGCCTGTTCCTCACCATTGCTAAGCCGTGCAATTTGGCTGGAGGGAAGCTGATTGAAACTCATGCCCTCGACGTAGCCAACCCCCTCCTCCTCGCCACCACGCAACAAGTCGCGCATGGACTCGTACACAGCCAGCCGTGACTGACCATCAATAGCCGCCTCGCTCGAGCGGCGCAGCCTGTCCTCGAGCAGAGCCTCTTTTAGGGCTTCGGGATTGTCTTTCAGATCCTTGCGCAGATACTCCTGACGCTCACGCGCATCCTTGTAATCCGGGTACAGCTCCCAGGCTTCATTACTGGACTCAAACGCCGCGCCCAGCGTGTTCTCGCGCTCATCCTGTGCCTTGAAGGTATTGAGGAGCTTTTGTTTTTCAGCGTCCGGCAGAAAATCAGCCAGCGAGCCCGTGCCGGCGCCGATCTCATCCTGCGGAAGGTTCGCCGCTATCGATTTCTCCAACGCCTCAATGGCGTCCTTGACGTCCATGGTAATCAGTTCAGCCGCGGCCACCGAGCGCACCAGTGCCTGTTGCCGGTCAATGCCATCCTGTGCGCTGATATTGCCCGTTTCTACGCTCGACTGAATCAGCTCACCGCCGGTCATGAGCATGTCGTTGCGGGTTGAGGGATCCGCATTCAGCATGTCATCCGGCAGACGATTGAGCGACTCGTCCAGGTCCGCCACTTCCGCATCGATACGCCGTACCCGCGTGGCCTCGGCCATGGCGCTAAAGCCGCGCTCCACGGTCAAATCGCTGTCGGCGGCAAAGATCGCGGCATCGTTTGCATTGCTGATCGAGGGTGTAATGCGGTCCCGATGCACACCCATTTTATTGCGGTAGTCCTCGGCGTAAGACTCCCACTTACCGTCTTCTTCAAGCTCACGGCGCGTCTGAATGTCGGCCTGCAGCAAGCGGGATTTAGCCGTGGCATAAGCAAGATGATCTTCTTTGCCCTTGCGCTCAGAGATGACTCTAACCAGCGTGTCCGCCGCCGTGCCCAGCGCATCGGCAACCGCCAGCTCACCGGAGCCCGGCACATCCAATCGATTCGATCGCAAGGAGGGGCGAGCACCGTAGTCAACTGATTGTGGGATTTCAGCCATTATGGCTCTACGAGATCGTCGATGAGTGTTCGTTTCATATCAGCTATGCTCCGGCAGCGTCGGCATCGACCAGATAGAAATGTAACTTAACGTCAACTCTTGTTCCATTTGCCTCTGCTTTTGCTCTAAACCAAATATCTGTTAATGCTTTAATCTTGATGTGAGACTTAAATTCTTCATCGTGAACACCCTCGACACCAAAGGCATTCCAGAGAATTCTGCGTGGGTCCATGGGTGCTGATGTGTCTAAAATCCCTTCTCGTTCATACAATATGATATCAACCGTCTTATTAGTTCCGATCTGAACATTGACAGTCAGGTGCGATATATACATTACCTTGCCAAGTGGAACAGTCCAAAACCCATTGCTTGCTTCACCTAAACCGTATTGCACTGAAACATCAACACTCCCCTCCTCACCTACCATTTTAGAAAGCAAAGCACCATTGGCGAAAGTGGCATTGGTTACTCTACATTCTATATCTCCTTCATGTGAACCCCCGTAAGTTCCCACTGTTTCGTTGTGCAGCTTATTCACTCGGATAT